TCACGCGATATTCACCAGTTCAGCAAAAGCGCCTTGTGCCATATTTGTGCCATTCCCCGCCAGGAATGAGTCGATTTGCATGGCATGTTGCGTCAGGTGATTCGGTGCCAGATGTGCATAACGCTGCACCATCTCGATACTTTCCCACCCGCCCATTTCCTGTAGCGCACTGAGTGGCACGCCGGACTGTACAAGCCAGCTTGCCCAGGTGTGCCGCAGGTCATGGAAGCGGAAATTTTCTATTCCCGCCCGCCTTAACGCTGCGCGCCATGCCGTGTTAGCATCAGACCGCATTTTGCGCACTGCCTTTGTTCTCGTTCCATCCGGGCGAACGGATGATTCAGTGTGAACAAAGACCCACCGGTTATGTTTCCCCAACTGATTCCGCAGCACTTTGCAGGCCGATTCGTTCAGGGCGACCCCGATCGCCCTTCCTGCTTTCGCGTCCTCGGGGTGAATCCACGCGACCTTCCTCTGCATATCAATTTGCGACCACTCCAGATCTGTGATGTTCGACCTGCGCAGCCCCGTCGCCAGTGCAAAAATAACAACTGGCTTCATATGCTCGGGAAGCTCCCGGATCAGGTTCGCCGCTTCCTCTTTGGTTAACCAGCGAATACGCTTATTTTTCGGCACCGGGCATTTGATGTTCGGCGCTTTGGCTATCCATCGCCATTCGTTGGCCGCGCATCGTAACAGCGCCCGGATGAAAGCAAGGTGTGTCGCCTTCGTCGCCAGCGACGCTGGTTTATCCCTAAATTCAGGAACCGGCTTACCTCTTCGCAGCAGGCTGTCCCGTTTAGCCTCCCAGTTCATTCGATGTTTGCGATTAACCATCGAACTCACCGCCGACAAGATCCTGTCTTCCGTGATTGCTGACAGGTCCATTCCTTTGAAGTGCATCCTCCAGAATCCGATCCGGCTTTTGTCATCGTCCAGGCTTTTCTTGTGCTGCTTTTCGTTAAGCCAGCGAACGCACGCTTCATCGAACGTTCGCGGCTTAAACTCCCCCATCTTATCAACTCGCCATGCTTCAGCTTTCAGCTGATCATAGAGCTCCTGCGCTTGCCTTTTGTCCGTTGTCCCAAGAGACCGTCTAATTCGACTTCCACCAGGCGTAACGAAGTCGCAGTGCCACGTACCGGCACGTTGTTTGATTGACATGCTTTATCCTCCTGCACATCAACCGCATTCACCGGCTGATTGTGGATCGTGTTCTTCAACGCTGCAATGCAATCTGTCTTGCAGATGAGATATGGACTTTTCTTTTTAGCGGGATTTTTGCGGGTAGCGGCGAGTCTTCCAGACTTTATCCATTCGGCCACAGTCCCTTCACTGACGCGCAGGAAGTTAGCCGCCTCGTCGCGGGTGAAAATTATTTCTTCCATTTGATACTCCAGGCAAAAAGAAGCCCGGCGAACCGGGCAAATGGGGGATTACGTGGCAGTGCTTTCGCACCCAATAGCCAGCTCATAACTGGCTATAAGTTGCGTCAACGCAATAAGCCAAGGTCGTAGTTGAGGTTCTCAAGGCATTCTCGGTCCTGCTCGAAGCAGTAATCCCACAACTCCTGATCGTGCCATTCCCGAACCAGTTGCCATTTCCAGCCGCCGCTATGCTTAACCCGGCGAACCTTGCGTTTAACGACAGCATCAAGGTCGAATATCACGCCGCCACCGCCGGCAATGCCGTTTCTCAGGACATCCAAATCAACCTCAATGACCCGGAACAGCTTCGGTAGCTTCGGTAACTCTTCAATGCGCATAGCCTCTCCTCATGCCGCACGCTGGGCGCGCAGCTTCTTCAGGTGTTCTGCTGTTTCTATTTCTTCGGCGATCCGCTCAGCCTGTGCTTTGGTCAGCGGCTCGAATTCATGCTGAAAGCGGCCCATGCTGGCGATGCAGGTGCGACCGTTGCGGATGTAGTGGACTACTTCGTGGGTAGCGCGGAGGATTTTGCATGGCGCGCCGTGGGGATCGGCGTACCAGGTATTAGGCTGGATTATCCTGAACATTGGGCACCACCTTAAATTCGATAACCCAAACCCATGGGTTAGTTTCCCAGTTGTCGGCACCGTAGATGCTCATCCAAAGGTCACGGAAGTTAATGCGAGATAGCGACCTGGTGATTAGTGCCTTCATGCTGCACCGCCTTCATTCTTCTCGGCTTCTACCGCCATCCGCTCAAGCCGTCGCGATAGCTCGGCGGCCAGCGTCTGGAATTCTTCTTCGGTCGCCACCGGGATCGGCACAAAGCGAATACCGATGTGTGCGAGGTTGTTGGCTATTTCGAGGCTCTTCCTCAAATCAACGGGTGCGGCTCTGTTCATGCGGCACGCTCCTCTTCCTGGAAGATAATTTCCATTTCAAGCTTCTCGGCCAACGCATTCTCCGCTCTGGCACCAGCGGAGTGCTCCCAGCCTTCAAGCATGTAGATAGCATCAGCGCAGCGAAGCATCGCCAGGCAGATGTCCATGTACTCTCCCTGGGTTAATCCATCTGGTAGACGGGCGGGATTCAGAACAATATGGCCTTTCGACCAGAGATGAAAATGCGCATGGTTAAAAGCGGCACGGTTAAAATTAGGTAGGCCGCTCATCGGCCCGGCTATGTAAATCTTCATGCTACCTCCCTTGCTCCGATCCGCCTCAGTTCTGCCAGCGAAACAGATGTGATGATGTGTCGCGGTTTGGTGAACGGACGCCAGATAAATAGAACTGACCCCTTTGGATTGCTTTTGCGCTTGCCGCCATCCGTTACCGGAACAAACTGAATGCGCCCGTCGGTGATGAGCCGTAATTCGTCAGCCGTCTGCATTGCCGCGCTGAACCATCCGGTAGATATGTCGGCGGGGAGAAGCATCACGACAGGCTGTCTCTGCGCCATGCATTGCTCAGCGGCTTTCTCTACCCATGGCGAGATATCGGAATAGGGCGGGTTACACCAGATTGCGCCGTACGAGTTCCATTCTCGACTCAGAGAATCATCCCGCTCGGTTAGGAAATTAGCGCACAGTGCGTTACGCTCACTGGAGGCGGCGTCCAGCCAGAAACCAAACTCCATATCCAGTGCATCGAATACCCACAGCGGTGTCTGCCAGCAGTCCTTTTCATCTTGTGGCGTCGTCGATCCTCCAAAATCGGTCATGCCGCCTCCCACTTAGTCACCGCCTCGGGGTTATGCTTATCCCACCCATTGCGCTCAATATTGGTTTGCAGCCGCTTATCTCCTACCTCTTCAATGCTGCGGCCGGTAATCTCTGCGACTTCGGCGTTTGAGTGTCGCCACAGCAGCGCCAGCTCTTCGAGTGACCATGCTTTCATAGCACTGACTCCATTTCGTCGATGTAGAGGCCTGCGGCAATCAGTCGGCGACGGCGGGCGGCCCGCGCTATGCATTCCTGCCGTCTGCCTTCCTGCGATTGCTCAATGGCGCGCCGGGTGAACAGGCGCGATTTACCCTGCGGCGTTACAACCTTCGGCTTCGTTACGAGGTCGAAAGTGCGGTCACAGATGCCGTCCTCGTTGAGCCATTTTTCCGACTCAACTATCTGTGCTATCTGCCCGGTGCCGCGGGTAATGCCGTTGGCAACCCGGTTAAACTCGATGAGCGTCACGCCAAACTTCTCGGCGATTTCGCTGCCGGTGACCGGGCGGCCGCGCGCCTGAATCATCCAGATAACGCGCTCACGAAGGCCGGAGAATTGCCCGGTTCGCCCGGGCCTGCGGTAGAAGGGTGTGCGTTTCATTCGAGCTCCAGAATGCGGCGCTTCGTGTCCGCAACAAGTTCGAGGAAGTCTTTTCGGCGCGCGCGAAGCCGGGCTATTTCTGATTCACATTCGGCAGCTGTAAGGCGATAGACGATGAGCTGTTTACCGTCAGGGAAGTCTGAGCAGTAGCTGATGAAGTCCACCCAATCTCTGCCAGAGCAATCAAGGTGACCAACCAGTTGCCATCTGTATGCCGGATCGAAGGAACCGCGGGTGAGGGTGGAGTAGTGAGTGGCGGCAATGACCGATTTAATCTCAACGAGCCCGTCCTGGCCAACGAGTCCGTCGGGGCTGTCACCGTACGTTTCGTGATCAAAGAACCCGCCGTTATCAACGTCGACGAAGTTCATCTCTTCGTACAGCATGCGGGCAATTGGCTCCTGTTCGTGCCCGCGTTCCATATGTTCGTTTGAGAAGCCGAACTCAGACTTGCATCCCTTAATCTGCTCAAGAGCCAACTGAAGGGCGTAACGCTTGGCTGGTTCACCAAACGCCTTTCCTTCGTTAGCCATGATCAGGCCGAAGTTTGAAGCGGTTGCCTTACCCATGCGAAGAGCATCCCACTCTTCACCGTTTTGCTCGACGTCGTGCCAGATCATGATGAACACTCCTGCTCAAGCTGGCGGCGATGTTCTGGAGAAATGTCCATTCTCGCCAGCACTGCATCAAGGTTTCCGTCGCGCTTGAAAGCTGCTTTAGCGTTATTCCATGTCTGCGTTTTATCCGGCGAAAGCACTGGCTTTGTGACGCGCGCCGGGCTTAAGCGGAGACCTTCAACCGATTCCTTTCCGAACCGGACATTTTTATCGACGTAGACAGTGACCTTTACGCCAACCCAATCTTCAAGGAATGGCGAGCCGGTAATGCTTTTCAGCATCTTGCTGTTCGTGGCATTCAGAATCATCGGCTTAAGCTTTTCGCCAGGGCGCAGCTCGCGCTCTTCAAAATAAGCGGTGTTAAAAACGTCTTTGGATTTTTTTGTTTTATCGTTTTCTAACGTTGCGCGGGCGATCGTCAGTACGGTTGGCTCAACAATATCGGCACTGCTCAGGTATGGAGAGTCAAAGGCCTTTCGGTAATGAGTTTTAGTTTCAGACATTTCATGCATCCTTAAAACGGGCAGCCGGTACGGTGTTCCCAGTCGTATTCCGCCTGGGCGTAAGCAACTGCCGAAATGAAATCGTTGTAAGCCTCGCCAGCTTTATCGCTGCGAAGTCCTTCGTATGGGCTGGAGTCAATCGGGACCGTGAAATGGAAGAGGCCGGACGGCTCTTTTGGCATCATGTCGATAATTTGCTGTGCCCGGTCGCCGATCCACTTCTCTTTCTCGTCGGTGAGCTGCTGCTCAGCCCAGCGCCGATCTTCGATTCTGTCGTAAGTGAGGAATGCGTTCATGGTTGCCTCAGTAATGAATTTTCGCGCAGGGGATCAGGTCATCCTTCAGAGCGGTGAGCACTTCGATAGCCTGTTCGCGGGTTAAGCTGGTGTTGCTGGTGAGCGCGTTAACGATGTTGGTGCCGACCGTCTTGCGGTGCTTCACGTCAGCCTCGCGCTTTGCCTGTTCGTCGGCGATGCGTTTCTCTTCCGCCTGGCGTTTCTCTTCTGCCTGTCTTGCCTTCAGGCGCTCAGCCTCAACCGCCGCGGCTTTTTCGCGTTCCGCCCGGGCTTCCGCTTCCTGCTTCTCGCGAGCTGCACGCTGTTCCGCTTCGACGCGCTGGCGTTCAGCCAGCTCTGCACGTGCTTTCTCTTCAGCTTCACGGCGCGCTGCGGCTTCAATCTCCGCTTTGTGCTTCGCTTCGGCATCTCGGCGGGCCCGTTCAGCTGCTTCCCGTCGAATATTTTCCTCACGTTCCAGTCGAGCTTTTTCTTCCGCTTCTTTACGAAGGCGCTCAAGCTCTGCAGCTTCATGCTCACGCTGTTTTGCGACGATTAGGGCAGATTCGAGTTGTTGGATGGTGGCGTCTTTAGCCACGCCAGCTTCAGCTGCTGCTTCCTGCCAGCTTTCATCAAGTGCAACGGCTTTTGCTGACTCAATGCGCTGCTGAATTTCAACTGACGGCAGATAGCTACCCACGCCATCAATCACATCAGCCAGGGATCGCAAATCAGCAAGCCGCTGCTGCAATGCGTCCTTTCTTGCCGACTCGGCGTTTTCCCAGTCAGTGAGAGGTTTACGCACTTCATCCTTCAGCGCGTCCAGCCGCTCACGCACAATGCGGCGGCTTTCGTCGATCTGCTTCGGCAGGGCTTTAAGCTCAGCAACCAGATCTTTACCGGCGTTGTCGATGTAGGTTTTGGAACGGGCAACCTTGTGCGCCATGGATGCGATAGCGTCGCGGCCTTTGCGGGTCGACACATCCGGTACCAGGCTGCGCGCTTCTTTCTCGATCGCCTCAATAATCGGGTCGAGCTGTTCTTTGGTGGTGAATACCGCCATTGCGTTCTGTTTCTCAATGACGACTAAGTCCGTTACTTCGCTCATGGTTTCTCCTGAAATTTGGATGTGCAGATGCCGCCCTCTGGTGACAGGCAGCAATTGAATTAGTTAAGGGTTATTTGCCGGGTAATCTGAAAATGCGTATGTGGTTAGTTGATTGCTTCGTTAAGCATTTTCTCTATAGCCAGCTTGCCATCATTTATCTGAGCAACTTGCTTATCGAAGTTCTCCTGGTAGTGGGCAAGATTCTTTTCCGATGCAGAGAAGAGACGTTCTTTGATTTTTTGTAACTCATCCCTGCTGAAAACAATACCCATATTGCGGCACTTTTTGACATCATCAATGCTCAGGCCGTTACCATTGAGTTTTTCCATGGCAATGCGCTTAACACACTGCCTGGCTTCTTCAATGGTCTTGTAGAACTCAACTGTATCGCTTCCTCCACTGCCATCTGAATAGCGATTTACTCGTAAAGCGACATCTCCATTTGTGCTACCTAAAAGTGATAGGCACTTGATGCCTTCAAAGTTTTTACGCCCATAGTAGTTGTCAATTGAAGACATAAAATCTTCATATCTTTCAATGGACGGCACACCGTAATCACGACGAATGGCAAATTTAACCTGCCCGGTCATTACATCTGCGAAATGGTCCAGGTCAGCAGCATTGATATGTTCTGAGAACGCTTTGACCTGCTTAACCATTTCTCTCCAGAAGCTTAATGTGTTCTGTAGGTTGCTAATTTCCGAGTTGATCTTCTCAATTTTCAACTTCGCATCAGCAAGGGCTTTTTCTTGTTTTGCTTTTTCACGAGAAGACCATGTTTCAACTGGCTGGTCATGTAGGCTCTTTACCACAAAACGCTCGCCACCAGGGATTTCATCACCCTGCTGCGTGACAAACACTTCCTGGACGATCGTTTCCTGATTATTCAGCGCACCAACGACAACGACCTTACGGCCGTCAGAAAGAAATTTAGTTTCCATGACAAAGTCCTTAATGGGTAAGAGGGTTGCCGTGACCGTCCAGAAGTACGTCAATCACGCAGTCACTGAGGCGGATGATTTCTGCATCGGTGTGCAGGTACACCCATTTGCGCTCTTGAATGACTGCTGAGACTCGATAGGTGCGGCCTTCATGCATTGCCATCATGCCAGGAGTGACGCACTGACGAATGAGCGGGGTGGTGCCGTAGTGGTTGATCATACCTTCACCTCAACCTGTTCCAGAAGGCCAGCCAGCTTCATATGCTGGCGGTTCATTGTCAGCTTGTCGCGCGGTGCTAATACCGACGTCAGCTGCCACTCGTTATCGTTGAGCTTTTTGGCGGTGTACTGCTTGCCGTTATGGGTGACTGTCATAAATCCTCTTGGCCTTATCGCGGCGAACGGAACGGTTAATACAAGACTTCAACGCATTTATTCAGTGTTTCAATGGGCGGTGGATGACCGCCGGTTGTCATAACTAAGCAACCTCTGTGAAGTTGCTGAGGTATGCCCGATAAAAAACCCGCCGTAGCGGGTTAGTCAGAAATTCTTTCCTTGAGGATTAGCGACCAATCATCAGTAGCTCCGCCAAAGTAAGTGTCGATTTCCTCCACGTCATAATCAGCAGTTGAATCGGACAACACCCTCAAAAATAACTCCAGATGATCGCGGCGAATCTGGTACTGCTTAGCTTCAGCCAGCTTGTGAGGGCATAAGCGGTAAACAGCAGTTTGGCTAGTTACCTTCGAGAGCCTACAGCAGTGCTTGTATTGCCGAATAAGGGCCGCAAGCGCCTTAGGTGATATTTGTGTATTGAATGTGTCATCTTCCCCGAAGTAACTGTTATCGCATTCACCAATCTTCATCCTCTTGCCCTCTGTCGTTACCCGCTGATGCGGGAGAAATGCTTTGTGGTGCAGCGCCGGGTGCTTATCTTCCGGTTGCCGTCGATGCAGCTGCAATTCACTGCACTACAAAACATTCCACGGTGTGCCCCGGTATAATCCGGGGCTGAATGTTGGTTTTCAGTCGTCACTGTTACCTGTTACATAACTCCTCCGATACTGTGCGCCGCGTCAAAAATGGTGGCAGCGGCTAGCCAGGAACTTTCGAAATGCTTTGGTGATTGGATGGCCGGTGCTGATCTCCGGCTTGCTGAGTTCTCACTCAATCTCATGGTGTCGGCTATGCCGTCTTTACGCTTTCGCACCGTAGCGCATCAGCCTGCGCATTCATCCAATCCCAAAACATTCCAGTTATTGCCGGGGTATTTATCCGCGCCCGGCGCGCGCTTTCCCGCTATTCCCCAACAGCAAGAAATCGCTTACTCTTTAATCTCCCCAACAGTAGAAAGGATATATTCATGCAAACCATGCGGACCGTGTGCCCTGACTGCGGAAGTGAGATGTTCAACCAGCCCGATGATTTTGACTTTGAGACAAATTTCACCGGCGTCAGTTGTGCTGACTGTGGTCGAGAAATCACTAAGGACGATGTTGTCAATCAGGCCACGGACACGGTCAAAAAACAGATCGACGACATGCTCAGGAATTCCCTGAAAGGAACTGGCTGGAAGTTCAAGTAACTTTAAAAGCTCCCCGGTCTGAGTAAGCACCTCGCTGGCGTCTACGTTAAGCAGTAGTGGCGCCGTTTTTTTATCTGACATACACACCCCTCTGGTTATTTACCATCAGCCCCTCGTAAAGAGATGCTGGTAAATCTTTGCGCTTCGCACCTCTCATCCCGCCAGTGTTGCCCGTTCCCACGCCTTTATCGCTCTCGCGAGGGGGTAGCCTTCTCACCGACCGGTTCGCCGCCGGTGATACGCCGCATTTTGTGCGTTGGGGTCTAAACAGGATTACCGAGTGCTGTTCCGACTTTGCATGTTGTTAAAAAGCAGGCGACTTGCTGTCCGCCGCTGGCTAACTTCGCTCAGCTGTCGATGTTTCGTTTCGATGGGGTAAAGATACAGATAAAACTGTATTATCGTCAACAGACAAAACTGTATTTTATGGCGTGAAATACATATGTTTCTGTATTTGATTGGAAAATATTTTTGTTTGGACGTAAAAAAACCGGCCGGAGCCGGTGATTTTTATGGGGAAGGGATTCTGCTATCGCTTTCTGCGGTAGATGCGATGCTCAATCATAACGCCAATGATGGTCAATGGCTGGTGATCACTGTTAATGACAGGGTAGTCATCATTTAGAGGGACCAGCTCAAAGTGCTGGCAGCCCATGGGGTCAATGTATGTTGGGCGATATTTTTTGAAAGTTGCCTGCGCGCCGCCGTTCCTGGCCACAACAAACTCACCTGGCGTCGGCTCAACTTCTGGATCAACGATGATAATGTCGCCAGCCTTGAAATCAGGCTCCATTGAGTCACCTTCAATGCGCAGCGCGAAGGTGTATTCAGAGATATCAGAGTCCGTGAGAATATACTCGAGGTTTCCGTCGAAAGCCTCGATGGGATTTTTTTCAGCTAAGGCACCAGCCTGTACATAGCTTATCAACGGAACTCTCCTGCTGTTAACCTCTGCCACCGGCATAAAAGCGCCGCCATTCATCAGCCAGTCAGCATCGGATTTAAGAGCCTTGGCTATACCAATTATATTCCGAGGCTTAAGTGTTTTCCCGTCTTCAATGCTCTGCCAGGACTGTTGCCGAATACCGGCCATTTCAGCTGCTTCTGCCTGGGTTAACCCCAATTCAATTCTCTTCTGCTTTACGCGATCCGCAAGGCTCATAAACACCTCTCTCTGTCCTCCCTGATAATCACAGTTAAAACTGTAATTGACAAACAGAAATAACTGTCAGAGAATACAGATAAAACTGTGGAGGAGATATGGAAACAATTTCTCAACGACTCAAGCAAAAACGTGAAGAGATGAATCTGTCTCAGGACCAGCTGGCGAAGTTGGCTGGCATGAAACAGCAATCTCTGCAGGCCATTGAGGCCGGGACAACAAAACGCCCACGTTACCTTGTTGAGCTGGCGCGCGCCCTTAAGTGCGAGCCTGAATGGCTTCTCTTTGGCGACGAGCCAAATAAATCAACAGCCGCCTGATCGGCGGCCATAACCAATTACATCAGAGGAAGTATCGCAAATGGACACCTTAACAACACGCAACAAAGCGGAGGCGCGACGAATTGAGAGCTGGGTACAGCGGCAAATCGCAGATCTTGGAACCACCAGGATCGCCGAAGTAGCTGGCGTGAACAAATCAACCGTAAGCCGGTGGCGGGAGAACCTGGTCCCGAACATGTCGCTGCTGCTGGCCATCCTGATTTCGAACAGGGATGGAGCGAAGGGAGATTTTGAAGCATGAACGCAGAAAGGGCAAAAGCCGCGGTGCTGGAACACCAACGGCTTTCAGGTGGAATTAACTGGATCAATTCACAGGAGCAATTATGGCAAACACTGCCGAAGTAATCAATTTCCCTGTGCCTGACGTGGCACCTAAGGAGCCGCGCGTGGCAGATCTTGATGATGGCTATACGCGCATCGCCAATGAACTTCTGGAGGCTGTCATGCTGGCTGGATTGTCTCAGCATCAGCTGCTGGTCTTCATGGCAGTAATGCGCAAAACATACGGTTTCAACAAAAAGGCAGACTGGGTAAGCAATGATCAGTTATCTGCCCTGACCGGCATCCTCCCACACAAATGCTCTGCTGCTAAAAGCGCGTTAGTTAAGCGCGGGGTATTTACCCAAATCGGGCGAACTGTGGGGATTAACAAAGCGGTCAGCGAATGGGTGAAATTACCCAAATCAGGTAACGAAAATAAAGTTTACCTGAAAGAGGTAAATTTACCCGTATCAGGTAAGAAATGTTTACCCGAATCAGGTAACGACACTTACCCAAATCAGGTAAACACAAAAGACAAACATACAAAAGACAATAAAGACAATATTAATAAACCCCCTAAATCCCCCAAACCGGCTTCGTTCGATCCGGCCGGTGTTGAGCTTCCTGAATGGCTGTCAGTTTCAGTCTGGAAGTCATGGGTCGATTATCGTCGCGACCTGAAGAAACCGATCAAGTCTCAGCAGACGGTTACCCAGGCCATCAACCTGCTCGAGCGTTGCAAGTGCAGCGGATATCAGCCTGAAGAAATCATCAACCAGAGCATTGCGAACGGCTGGCAGGGATTGTTTGAGCCTAAGGGCGCCAAGCAGCCTTCCCGTGTTCCGTCTCGCGTATCTGAGAACTTCGCTGGCAAGGACTATGGCCAGACTGAAATCCCATCATGGGCGAGGGACTGAGTATGGAACTGCTCGAAAAAATCGACGCTATCGAAAAAATGCTGGAAGTTCTCAGCAGGCCTCCAGAGCAACTCCCTAACTGCGAGACAGTCTGTGAAATGGTGCTTTGCGAGAAACACGGCGAATACGAACAGCGTAAACGCGTGCTTACCAGCAGCCTGATCAAGCTGCCGTCACCGCCGACTCGTTGTCCGGGCTGCCTGCGCGATGAGTTGACCTTCTTGTATGACGAGAAAAAGCGTTGGGAAGACCGCACGCGCCAGCAGAACATCGATCGCCTGCTGCGCCAGCTCGAAATCCCTGAGCGCTTTGTAACGTGCACGCTGGAAAACTACCAGCCGGTAGGCAAAGAGTCAGAACGCGCGCTGCGGGTTTGCCAGGCGTATGCCGCGAAGTGGCCGGAGCGCCTGAAGCAGGGTGGCGGTCTGGTGATGTGCGGAAAGCCGGGTACCGGTAAAAACCATCTCGCCCTGGCGATCGCCCGCTACGTCATCGAGAACCACCAGAGCCCGGTAATTTTCACCACCGCGCTGAAGATTGCCCGTGAGTTCAAATCAACGTGGTCGAAAACAGCGACGCGCTGCGAGAACGATGTGATTTCGCACTTCACCACTCCGGACCTGTTGATCATCGATGAGGTAGGCGTCCAGTTCGGCAGCGAAGCCGAGAAGCTGATCATGTTCGAAATCATCAACACCCGGTACGAGCGGATGAAGCCGACCATCCTGATCAGCAACCAGACCAAAGAAGAACTGGCGGCGTTCGTGAGTGAGCGCGTTATTGACCGTATGAGCGACGGTGGCGGGTGCACGCTGTCATTCACCTGGGATTCTTACCGTTCAAAGGGGGCAGCGTGAAAGCATGCAGCGACGACTATGTCGTTATCAACCAGTATTCGAAAGGGGATGCAGCCTGGATAGAGCGCGTTGATACCGATGAAAAGCGAAAAGCACTTTACAAATCGAGTTGGGAAATAGCCGTAATCTCGCTCGCAATCGTTCGTGAATATGGGATCCGGAGGGTAGGCAATGACCATAACAATCCGTGAGCAGGTGCTGGCAGCCCTGCGCAACAACCCAGGGCTGAACAGCGTCAAGCTGGCCGAGCTTATCGGCATGGACACCAGAAAGATATCCGGGACCGTGAGCACGCTGCTGGCCGAGGGCCTGATTAGCTGCGAAGGCAAATACGGCCAGCGCCTTTACAGCCTGACCAGCTACGGCATGCGCTTCGCCCCTGACACGATACCAGGCATTAAGCATGGGAAGTCGAATTTAATTCAGCGGACGGACACGAACGTGATCTGCCAGGAGTGCCGCAACAGCGCGGCTATGAAGCGAGTATTAATGGTTTGGGGGAGGGTAGAGGGATGAGCGTGAAACGTTATGACTTGGTTGGCGATATGGACGGTAATTGCAACCTGAATGAAGCGAGAATGGAGCACTCAGATGATGGTAGTTATGTCTCTTACGAAGACTACGCCGCACTTGAAGCCAGATGCGCGGCGCTGGCTGCGGAGAATGCGGGGCTGAAAGAGGCTTGCGGTGGTGATGGAAGTTATCGAGATTGCCCTGCATGCGCTCATTCTGAATACATTGAAGCACCAGAAACCCCGGCCACAGATGCTTTCCTGGCTGAAGTGCGGGCGCAGGGTGTGGAAGCAGCAATTGAGCACCTGCTTAACAAATTCGAAGGCACTGGCCACATTGGCGTGCCGGTGATGGCGCTGGAGTGGCTGGCGCAGGAGCTTCGCAAGGAGGCCGCCCAATGAGCAACATCGACAAAGAATGGCTGAAGCAGAAAATTGCCGACATGGAAGCTGCCCGAGATGAAATCCTGTTCGGCCTGGACGAAGACGACAGCAACACGCTGGCGGCGCTGCGTATCGCGCTGGCATCGCTCGAAGCTAAAAGCCGCAAACTCTTTACCTGTAGCGGGTGTGGTGCCGAAGGTTTGGATGAGCCGTTAGAGTCGAAGTGCCATTGCAATGAAGATGGTGCGCATTGGGTTGAAAGCGTTGTCTACACCGCCCCTCCAGCGCCGGTTTCTGTGCCTGAGCACATTAGGCGTAACGACGCGGATGGATGGTTGATGTACAAAGGGCGTCGCGTCGGTGGTGGCTGCGCGGAGTGGTACAACCGTGCTCTTGATGACTGCCGCGCCGCCATGCTTCAGGGTGCCGATGTATCCCTCACACATGAGGGTAAGAACCATCACGAGGATAAGCTCGGTATGGTTAACCATCTTGGTGATGTCACCGAAAAGGTAGAGCCTGTAACACAGATTGAGCCAGTAGCAGACCTGTACGGCTTAACCTCATCAACTGGCGGCGAAACATCATTCACTTTCGACGCTGTTGAAGCTCGTGATTTCATTGATGGCGGTTGGTCATGTCAGGAGTACGTGGAGCTTGAACGCTTTCAGGAGGCCGTGAGCGGCAACTCTCCGGTGATTCAGGATGGTTGGGTGGCTTGCGTTGAGCGGATGCCTTCCGCAGGAGAAAAAGTGTTGGCGTACCGTCCAGACGCGCCGGAAAGTAATGATCCATTAATCAGGATGGCAACGTACGTTGGCGGGTCAGCACACGGACACGGCTTTGATTGCTACTGCAAGCCAACCCACTGGATGCCGCTGCCAGCAGCACCGAAGCAGGAGTTGAAGTGATGGGCAAGCTAACCTTCGTCATTGAATTCGAAGACGGCAAGGAGCCGCCAGTACATGCCCATATGGAAGCTTTGGGCGGGAAGGTTGTAGCGGTCGCGTTCCGGGATGCATTGAGCGAGGGTAATCCTACGCAGACGATCACTACCCATCCTCAGGTGCTTAGTGAGATGCGGTGCTTTATCTGCAATGGTAAGCATCCTATCGGTGTCGCCTGCCCACTCAGTTCGCCATCAGTGGTATCGCATAATACCTGACCCATTCGACGCATAACAAACAGGCCTCTTCGGAGGCCTTTCTCTTGAGTTGATTTTGTTGAATCAACCGTCCATACTTTCTTTGCTGATGGCCTGAACACCCATTGGTGACTTCTTCGCATTTAAGGGGACTTAAATGCGACAACAATCTGAACTCCTCACCTTGTCACAGATGCAGAAATGCACCTGCGATTTTCTGCATTCTGCGTTACCTCTCGGAGGTGGCGTATGATTCTCCCAAAAGACGGCATCAAGCTACATCGTGGCAACCTTGGTGCTATCACTCAGCATCTGAAGCCTCTCCTCGAAAGTGGCAAGTGCTTCCGCCTGCAACTCAAAGACTGGCACGAGAAGAGAAGCCTTTCTCAAAATAGCTTGAGCCATGTCTGGTACGAGGAAATCAGCGATTACCTGATCAAGTCTGGGCGCACTGACGCCACGCCTGCATGGGTAAAGCGCAACCTCAAAAAGACCTATCTCGGTTATGAAGAGGTTGAATACACCGACTTCGTGACCGGAATTAAGACGATTGAATTAGAGCTGCGCCACACGTCCGATCTGGACACTGGCGACATGCACCATTTCATGTGCCAGGTGGAAGGCTGGTGCGCTCAGTTTGGCCTGGTGCTCACAATTCCTCAAAGCAGCGAATTTCAGGTGCTGCGCGATAAGCAGGAGGCCTGATGTCAACTCCACTTTCCCGCGTTATCTCAAACGAAATCTTCCGCGTTCCGGCGCGCCGCCAGCGCAAGCCCGAGGTTAAGCCGTCCGACATCCCGACTATGAAAGGCTACACCGCGCGCCTGGTGGATCAGAAATGGCTGCGTCTCGCGGCGAGGAGAAAATCCGCATGAGCATGTATCAACGCATTAATGGCGCTGAATGGCGCAATATCTTCGTTGTCGGCGATCTGCATGGGTGCTACACCCTGCTGATGAATGAGCTCGAAAAAGTTTCGTTCGACCCTGCGTGCGATTTGCTGATTTCGGTTGGAGACCTTGTTGACCGCGGCGCGGAAAACGTCGAATGCCTGGATCTGATTACTATGCCTTGGTTCCGGGCTGTGCGAGGAAACCATGAGCAGATGATGATTGATGGGCTATCGGAGTATGGGAACGTTAATCACTGGCTGGTAAATGGTGGCGGTTGGTTCTTCAATCTCGACTATGACAAAGAGGTGTTGGCTAAGGCCCTCGTCCACAAAGCGGCTGAGTTGCCACTCGTCATCGAACTGGTTACCGCTGAACGTAAAATCGTTATCTGCCACGCTGACTACCCGCACAACGACTATGAATTCGATAAGCCTGCCCCGAAAGACATGGTCATCTGGAATCGTGAGCGGGTCAGCGCCGCTCAGGACGGCATTGTCTCGCCGATAGCCGGTGCTGATCTGTTTATTTTCGGCCACACCCCAGCGCGCCAGCCCATGAAGTATGCCAACCAGATGTACATCGACACCGGTGCCGTGTTCTGCGGAAAACTCACGCTGGTACAGGTCCAAGGTGGTGACCATGAGTAAAACCTACCGCAGCAAGAAGTGGCTCGCCGCAGTCGGCCAGATTGAGCAATGCGTCCTGTGCGGAGCCTGGGGCGTGCAGGTGGCACACCGCAACGAGGGAAAGGGTATCGGAATGAAAACAGACGACTGCGCCACCGCTGCTATCTGCGTCACCTGTCATTCAGAGATCGATAACGGGAAGGGGCTGAGCCGTGACGAGCGTCGCCAGTTAATGGATCGAGCCATCGTCCTGACCGTTATCGAGATCGCCCGCCGTGGCTTGGTGGTGCCTGCATGAAAATCTACGACATCACACCAATCGGCAAGCCTCGCATGACCCGCGCGGATAAGTGGAAGCAGCGTCCACCTGTAATGCGTTATCGCGCTTTTTGCGATGAGGTCCGCCTGCGCAAGCTGACCATGCCTGAATCCGGATCACATGTGACATTCGTCCTACCAATGCCACCAAGCTGGAGTAAGAAGAAACGAGCGGAGTTCGCCGGGAAGCCCCACCAGGCCAAGCCAGACTGCGACAACATGCTGAAGGCCCTGATGGATGCGCTTTATGAGGATGATGCTCACATCTGGGATTGCCGCATCACAAAGGTCTGGGGTGAGAAGGGGCAGATCATCATCGGGGAGTGCGCGCCGTGACCAGAGACGAAATAACCAGGTACCAGGTCGAAAGCGTTAAGCGCGCCAACCTGCCACCAGTAGCAAAGCACAGCCAGACCAAAACCAACCAGCCACAGAAGGAAGCCGCATAATGAACCTCGAATCAATCGCTAAATACTTTGCGCCTAAATCACCGATGTTCAGTGACTCTCCTCGCGCAACCGCATCAGACAGTCTCACCGGCACTGACGTTATGGCAGCTCTTGGCCTTGCTGGCCACAAGTGCGGGTTTGGTTTCGATCTTTACCTTTCAAAAATTGGCATTAGTAGCCCCGACATAGCACTGGAAAGACTCTATGAACAGGCACGGAAGTTATCAGGTAAATTCAGAGCATTGTCGGAACTCGATGAATCAGCTCGGTCAGGCGTGCTTAAGGTTCTCTGCGCTTTTGCATACCAGGATTATTCAAGAAGTGCTGCCAGCACTCGAAAATGTGATTGCTGCGATGGCGGCGGATTTACAGAGGCGCAAGTGTTTACCAACAAGGTCTCATACCCATGGGGGAAACCGCCGTACTGGTCGAAAATGTCGCGGGCCGTTCGCCCAAGCGACTGGGAGAGCTGGACACAGGCGCGTGAAGTGGTGCGGGTTAAATGCAAGCCGTGTAACGGAAAAGGCGTTATCAGCAATTCGTGTCGCTGCCATGGAAAAGGTAAGGTGCTGGACAAGGCAGAAAGCGATCGTCAGGGCGTTCCGGTGATGAAAGCCTGTGACCGCTGCGGAGGTAGAGGTTACGCCAGACTGAAGTTCTCAACTGTAATTGAGGGCATTAATACTGTTGCGGAGATAAAGAAAACGGCGGCCTATGACCAACTTCAGCCGCTCTTTGAGGAACTTGTCGCCGAATGCCATAAGCAGGAGTCTATGGCTGATACCATTCTCTCAAAAGTAACGAGATGAAAATAATTTTCCCTAATATTGAAAATATATAGGAAATAGGTATTGCATTTCGCGGAAAAACTGGATAGATTCATCTCTAACGCTGGGAATCCGTTCAGTCGTTCCGAAGCCAAAAAAATTCAAGCCTCGCAATCACGCGGGGCTTTTTATTTTCCTGAAGTAAATCTCACGCCATGCCCGGCGCAAATTCAACACAGAGCCCTACAGAAACGAACCTCGGAGATAATCGCTAAAGGCGGCGGCCTCTCTGTGGGCGGTTTTCTGGGCAGCGAGGCTCGTCTCTATAGGTAAATACGCATGAAAACTATAAGCATCCCTCTGGAAGAGGTTCGTCGAATTTTCGAATTAGACCCTAAGTCTCCATCCGGATTGAGGTGGATGGTTGCCCCAAACCACAGAATAAAATGTGGGATGCCAGCTGGTAGCAAAGTTGGAAACGGTTATTACCAAGTTAAAATTGCTGGTATTAGCTATGGAGCTCATAGAGTGGTTTGGTCTATTGCAAATGGCGAAATACCGCAAGGCATGACTATCGATCACATTGATAGAAATCCAGGAAACAATGAAATATCAAACTTGCGACTTGCTGACAAATACTTGCAAGCAAGGAACAGGAAGCCATACAAAAGAGTTGGTATGGCTGGAAAAAGCAAGGGGAATATTCATCTGAGAAAGAGCGGTCGATATGATGCCACGGTGGGCATCAATGGAACGGTTTACTATTCTAGCGGCAGGGATAAGTCAGTTCTGCAAGCCTGGATACAGGAAATGCTTGATAAGCATCAGGCGCAGCCTAATAAATAGTTTTTAATCATTTTCCTGTAGCTAAGCGGTAAAGCACCCAACTCATAATTGGATGATCGCTGGTTCGAATCCAGCCGGGCGAACCAGAACCCAGCCAGGGTACCTTCGGCCACGATGCCGACATTGCCTTACCCTCATCTTCCTGGCTTTTCGCCAGGTTTTTTATTCCAGGTCCCGGGAACCATCATCGACATGCCTTCTTGTTAAATCGTCCCGAGGGCCTGATCCCTTACTACAAACAGCACCCCGTTCTTTCGGAGGTGATATGGCTAAACGTATGCAAGATAAAGAAAGCATTGCCGGAGTGTCATGGCTGATTGTCCTTGCTCTGTCATGCTGGGGCGGCCTGGTCCGATACCTTATTGACGTTAAGCAGAACAAAGCCACCTGGAGCTGGATTAATGCGCTGGCACAAATTGCAGTGTCCGGCTTTACCGGTCTCATTGGTGGACTGATCAGCGTTGAAAGTGGGCTGAGCCTTTACATGATTCTGGTTACGTCAGGCATTAGCGGGGCGATGGGCTCCGTGGCTCTGACCTATTTCTGGGAACGTCTGACGGGGATGAAGAATGCAAACCAGTGATAAAGGCATTGCCCTGATCAAAGAGTTCGAAGGCTGCAAGCTTACCGCGTACCAGGACAGCGTCGGAGTGTGGACGATTGGCTATGGCTGGACTCAGCCTGTCGACGGTAAACCGATCCGTGCCGGTATGACAATTAATCAGGAAACGGCAGAGCGCCTGTTGAAGACCGGACTTGTCAGCTACGAAAGCGACGTGTCTCGCCTGGTTAAAGTTGGTCTGACTCAGGGGCAATTCGACGCCCTGGTGTCGTTCACCTATAACCTCGGAGCCCGATCTTTATCGACATCGACTCTCCTGCGAAAACTCAACGCCGGTGATTACGCTGGCGCAGCCGATGAGTTCCTGCGCTGGAATAAAGCAGGTGGCAAGGTCCTGAATGGGCTGACCCGTCGGCGTGAGGCGGAGCGCGCTCTGTTCCTGTCGTGATTGGCGCGCTGGTTAAGCGTTACTGGCTACAGTTGCTGGTGCTGGCGTTAATCGGCGTGCTGGTTTTATTCGTAAACCACTACCGCGACAACGCCATCACCTACAAAGACCAGCGCGATAAGGCCACCGAGAATCTCCGCCTGGCTAACGACACCATCAAAGATATGCAGACCCGGCAGCGTGATGTGGCTGCACTGGATGCCAAATACACGAAGGAATTAGCAGATGCGAATGCTGAGAATAACAGGCTTCGTGCTGATGTTGTCGCTGGTAAGCGTCGGCTGCAAATCGCCGCCACCTGCTCCAAAGACGAAACCACCGGATCCTCCGGCCTGGTTGATGGCTCAAGCCCTCGACTTACAGCAGATGCTGAACTCAATTATTGGCGTCTCAGAGACGGGATCGCCGCCGTCACAAAGCAACTGACCGGCCTGCAGGAATACGTTCGGACTCAGTGCCTGAAATAATACGGAGGTGAGCATGTATTCGTATGGCGAAAGACCGCCTACGCATTCCACACTGCAATGCCGGGGTCATGCATCCGTTACCACATGAATAACCAAGCCTCGCAATAGCGGGGCTTTTTTACGCCTGCAGTAAACCCGCGCATTCTCGTGCGCATATCAACCAAGAGCCTTTCGGGGTAGAGCTTGAGATAGGGCAGTGGTAACGCTGACCGCTCTTGGGCTGCCCATATCTACGAGAACAGGCTCAACCACCAAAAGGTATCAGCGAAATGAAATCATTAACCCTCTTCAATCAACCAATCCGTGTCGGAGAAGACGGCATGATCTGCCTCACCGATATGTGGAAAGCCAGTGGCAAAAGTGATGCTGAATCGCCTTACCATTATCTGCGAAACAAGCAGACCAAAGAGTTCCTGGCCGAGCTGGAGAAAAACCACGAATCTGTGGTTTTCACTGCCCGCGGCGTACACGGCGGAACCTATGGCGGGAAGTTTGTTGCATACGATTATGCGGCATGGCTAAACCCCGGGTTCAAGTACGCAGCCTATAAGGTCCTCGATGACTACTTCACCGGAGAGCTTCAGCATCGCAACAGCTTAAGTGCGCAGCTCAACATGAAGTGCCATGAGTTTGACCAGAAGAAGGACATGGCGAGCTTCTGCGGACAAGGACTTGCTGCATGGCGTTATACGAAGCCTGTATTGGTCGCTGAGATTAATACCCTGGCTAACCAGCTGCAGATTACGATCCCAGGGCTTCCAGGATGAATAATCGCGTCATTGAATGCGCTTCCAGAGCGGGGCGCGACTTCTCTGAGTTCATGAAAGGTGAGAAGGACATGATGCAAGTGCTGGCCTCTGTTGATCAGTTTGGCGAGCAACTCCGTCTCAACGGCTGCGTCAATCATCACTTTGTAAGTTACATGATGAGGAACTCGATCATGCAGGCATTCATGGACATGGCAAACGCCGAGAAGAAAGAAGAGCGCCGCCGTAAGCGAGCGGAAGCAAAAGCAAAGGCGAAGTAGCCATTACAGAAGCTCTTCACTGAGGGGCTTCGATAATGTCATTAAGAGGAAATATTCATGGCAAAGCCGGACTGGGGCGAGCTTCAGCAACGGTTCCTGTCCGAACATGCCAAAACCGGCATTTCCCCCAAAGAATGGTGCGAAGCGCAGGGACTGAATTACTCGACTGCAAAGCGCTATATCAAAATTGCGAATGGTAGTGCGAATTCGCAAAAGAAAAGTGCGAATAAAACTGCGAATTCGCAAAAGGAGAAAGTGGCAAAGAGTAAGCCACCAGCGGGCTTAGTGGATAACTGCGAAGTCGCAAAACCATCAAACTCACCAGAAACGAAACGCGCTCATTATAATTCCAGACCCGGAAATCAGAACGCATTGAAGCATGGTGGCTATGGACGCCGAATGCTTCTATCTGATGCCATTACCGAGGATGCTCAGGCGCTCACTCTTGATGATGAGCTTTTCTGGTTGCGTGCGGCGAACCTTACCGCTGCTGAAAATATTGGCCGCTGGCAGACTGAGCTTGAAATAGCTGATGGCGATACCGCCAATAATCTTCACGAGCTAATTTCATCTGCGCAAAAAGCCATGCACCGTAACACGGCCCGCATTGAGTCGCTGGAATTCACAAAGGCATCTATAGAGCATCGGCTCGCCTCCACTGACAAAGTGTCTCTGGAAGCGGATCGCCTTCGTCGTGATGCTGGCGTTGATGACGGTAATGGAGATCGTGACCTTAATGACTTCTACTCTGACATCCAAACCGACCCTGAATCCGGCCCTAAGGAACTTCTGGACGACACAGGCTCGAAATAAAGTACTTTTTGGTGGGCGCTCATCGTCAAAGTCATGGGATGCTGCTGGGTTTGCTGTCTTTCTGGCAAATAAATACAACCTGCGTTTCTGTTGCGCACGTCAAATTCAGAACAAAATCGAAGAGTCGGTTTATACCCTGCTCAAAATACAGATTGAACGGTTTGGGCTGCGGCATCGCTTCCGAATTCTGAATAATAAAATTATCAACCGGGTCACTGGCTCAGAATTCGTGTTTTACGGTTTATGGCGCAATATCGAAGAAATTAAATCCCTGGAAGGTATCAGCGTTTTGTGGCTTGAAGAAGCCCATGCACTAACGGAATACCAGTGGAAGATACTGGAACCAACCATTCGTAAAAGCGGATCTGAATGCTGGTTTATTTTTAACCCTGGTCTGGTGACTGACTTTGTATGGCGTAATTTCGTTGTTGATCCACCAGAAGATACGTTGGTGCGAAAAATCAATTACGACGAAAACCCATTCCTCTCAGACACCATGCTTAAGGTTATCTCGGCTGCAAAGCGTCGTGATCCGGAGGGGTTTGACCACGTTTATATGGGGGTTCCCGAATCTGATGATGACGCGGCAATTATTAAACTTTCGTGGATTGAGGCTGCAATAGATGCCCATAAGGTGCTTGGTTTTGAGCCAAACGGACGAAAGCGAATAGGCTTCGACGTTGCCGATAGCGGTGCGGATAAGTGCTCCAATGTTTATCGTCATGGCTCCGTTGTGTATTGGGCTGATGAATGGAAGGCAAAAGAAGACGAGCTTCTTAAAAGCTGCCAGCGGGCATATCAGGCAGCCACAGAGAGAAGTGCTGATATCGTTTATGACTCCATTGGTGTTGGCGCTTCTGCTGGTGCTAAATTCTCGGAAATTAACGAAGACAGACGACGTGAAAATCCTTATTCACGACCAGTTAATTATCAACGCTTCAATGCTGGCGCTGGTGTGAACGAGCCAGATTCTGAATATAACGGCATTCCGAATAAAGACTTCTTTGCCAATCTGAAAGCCCAGGCATGGTGGCTGGTAGCTGATCGCTTTCGTAATACGTTCAACGCGGTGAAAAATGGAGAGGAATATCCTGTTGATGAGTTGATAAGTATCGATTCATCGTGCCCGCACCTGGAGAAACTAAAGCTTGAGCTGACGACCCCGCACCGAGACTTTGATCGTAACGGTAGGGTTATGGTTGAAAGCAAGAAAGATTTGGCTAAGCGCGATATCCCCTCACCTAACATTGCCGACGCTTTCATAATGGCGTTCGCGCCGACCGATACAACAATGGATATTTGGGAATTGCTCGGGAGGCAAGCCTGATGGCACGAAACAAGCAAGCCTCTCAGCGAACGGCGCAGGCCACCGCTGATGGCTATGAGAACTTTGTCGCCCGCGTGGGGATGCAGACGCCTAACCAGCATTCAGCATCGACCTACCGGGCGAACTTCACCAGCCGCAACCGCATGCTGGTGGAATGGTCATATCGCGGATCGTGGGTTATCGGCGAAGCGGTCGACGCTATCCCGGACGATATGACCCGGAAAGGCATTCGCATCACTTCGGAGATTGACGCCAAAGACCGTGGCACCCTGGAAGCGCAGCTGGATGAGTTGCAGATCTGGGATGCGCTGAACGACGTGCTGAAATGGTCGCGTCTCTACGGCGGCGCGGTTGGCTTCATCATGATTGAGGGGCAGGCACCAATGACCCCGCTGCGGCTCGAAACCATTGGCGAGGGCAAGTTTAAGGGCATTCTCCCGCTCGACCGCTGGATGATTAACCCGGTGCTGACCCGCCGCATTAAAGAGATGGGGCCGGACCTCGGCAAGCCTGAGTTTTACGACGTGGTGACCACCGCAACGGGCATTCCGGCCTGGCGCATCCATCACAGCCGCCTGATCCGCTTTGATGGCGTCACGCTGCCATTCCAGCAGAAGATGACCGAAAACGAATGGGGAATGTCGGTTGTAGAGCGTATATGGGATCGGCTTACTGCGTTCGACAGCGCCACTGTCGGCGCGGCGCAGCTGGTCTACAAAGCGCATCTGCGCACATACAGCGTGGAGAAGCTGCGCGAGCTTATCGCGCTTGGTGGTCCGGCGTTCGAGGCGCTGCTGAAGAACATCGACCTGATCCGCCAGTTCCAGAGCAATGAAGGCATGACGCTGATGGACTCGCGGGACAAGTTCGAAACCCACCAGTACAGCTTCAGTGGTCTGGATGACATTCTTTCGCAGTTCGCTGAGCAGATCAGCGGTGCCGTCGGCATACCGCTGGTACGCATGTTCGGTCAATCCCCGAAAGGCTTCTCTACTGGTGATGCAGACCTCGCCAACTATTACGACCGGGTGAGCTCATTGCAGGAGCGACGCTTACGGCTGCCGATGCGCCGGATACTGGACATTATGCACCGCTCTGAACTCGGTAAGCCGCTGCCGGACGATTTCACGTTTGAGTTTAACCCGCTATGGCAAATGTCTGACGTTGACCGCTCAACGGTGGCCGTAAACACCACCACCGCGATCAGCACCGCGCTGGGCGACGGATTGATGACGCGTAAGGCGGCGATGACCGACCTGCGCGAAAACTCTGACGTCACCGGCATCGGGGCATCCATTACCGACGAGGATATCGAGAATGCCGAAGACGAAGCGCCGCCAGGCATCGGCGAACTTGGCGACAAACCGCCAGAGCCGCCAGGCGGAGATCCGATATCGAACGAGCCTACGGCAGATAGCGCGGGCGGTCGGGGATATCGTAAATGGGCGCTACGATGGTTCAAACGATAGCGTCACCGAAATCATGGATGCGCTGGAGCGCTACAGCGAAATCATCACCCCCTGGGCGACGAAGGTTGCTGAGAACTTCACCGCAGACATAGCGCGCCAGAATGAAAAGCAGTGGCGTCAGCACAGCCGGAACATCAGCGCAGAGCTGCGTAACATGGTTGACCGCGCCCCGGTAGGCCAGGTGATGAAATCCATCGTCGCCGAGCAAATTAAGTACATCAAATCGCTGCCTCTTGAGGCTGCCGATCGCGTGTATGACATTCAGAACAAAGCCATCGAGGCTGTTGTGACTGGTGGCCGCGCTGAGCCATTCGCGAAAGAGATAGCTGCTTCCGGTGACGTGTCACGCTCACGAGCGAACCTTATCGCCCGGACTGAGCTTGGGCGCGCAACCGGTGCACTGGATCAGGCGCGTGCGCTGTCAATCGGCTCGAATGGCTATATCTGGCGTACAGCCGAAGATGGCGACGTCCGGCATTCTCATCGAGAGATGGAAGGGAAGTTTGTCGAATGGGGCCGACCTCCAACGCTTGACGGCATGACCGGTCACGCCGGGGAGTTACCTAACTGCCGTTGCTACAAAGAAATCGTATTCCCGACACCTCATCCCTATCTCGCCTGAATTGCAGGTAACCCATGGAAAAAACAATCTATTTCCTGAAAGAACAGGCCAGCGAAGCTACGCGCATCACTGCTAAATACAATGGCGTAGAGGCTATTTATCAATCTGTTGGTGATAGAGCAAAGCGCTGCCAACTTATAGGTCGTGGTAATGCGCGTCAGATAAAGCATCTGCTGCGTGAGTTTATTAAATCCACTAAGGCGGCGGATGGATGAAATATTTCTTCTACACCCGGCTGGGGGAAACCCGCTATCAGCTGGCTGACGGCTCGCTGCTGTGCAAAGACGTGCCGATAGGTCGAACGGGTAAGCAGCTCTATGGTGCTGATGACCTGCCAAAACTGAAACCCGATAAGTTCGGTGAAATAGTCGTCACGCGTTCTCCTGAGCAGGTATTCCATCCGGCCACGCTCGCCTCATTCGAAGGGATGAGCATCACGATCCTGCATCCTGAAGATGAAAACGGGAATGTGCGGCTGGTCAACCCCGAGAACTGGAAAGAGCTTGCGGTCGGGCATCTTCAGAACGTTCGGCGCGGGACTGGTGATCAGTCTGATTTGATGCTGGCTGACCTTATCGTCAAAGACGAAAACGCCATTCAGCTTATCGAAGATGGCCTGCGTGAAGTGTCGTGCGGCTATGACGCGGAGTACGAGCAGACCGAGCCAGGTAAAGCCGAGCAGGTCGATATTACCGGAAACCATGTGGCTCTTGTCCCCAAAGGCAGAGCCGGAAATCGTTGTGCAATTGGAGACAGAGACACAATGGCAAATCAAAAGAAAAGCTGGTGGACCCGCATGCGCACGGCCATCAAAACGGGTGACGCTGACACCATGAACGAACTGCTGGACTCTGCGCCAGCGGCGGTAACGGGTGACGAAGGGGATCTGCCGAGCGGCGTTAACCTCAACATTAACCTTTCACCGCAGCAACCATTGCCGGACAAAAAGCCGGAAATGGGCGGAGAGCCAACCGGCGACGGCGAGGACGATATCAAAACCTTGCTCAAAGCCCTGCTGGCTAAGCTCGAAGGAACTGCGACGGGCGATAACGACAATAAGCCTGACGATAATCCGACCGGTGACGGCGAGGACGATGAAGAAGAAACCACGATTACTGGTGACGCTGCTTATCGTGCCGAAGTTATCGTCCCGGGTATCGATCTGAGCCGTAAGGTGAAACCGACCGCGTTCAAACGTGATGTGCTGGCTGCCGCTGACAAAACACTGGTTCGCCAGGTTGTCGGTGATGCGGATATCCGCAAATTGCCCAAGCAATCGGTAGATATGGCGTTTAACGCCGTGTCAGAGATTGCCAAAGGGCGAAACACCCGCAGCACCACGGGCGATGCACAACGTCCAAATATGGGCATGACCAGCATCGCTTCCCTGAACAAACAAAACGCCGACTTCTGGTCTAACCGCAAAGGATAATCCAATGACTGCATATCTGTACCGGATGCCTGTTGGCATTGCCGGGGCTATCTCTCGCCCGCAGGACTTAACCGTCGAACCGGTGATCCTTAAATCCGCTAACGCCTTCGCTGCCTATGGTCTGGCTGGCAAATATGACGCTGACGGCTTTTTCGTGCCGCTGGCGGACGGTGACACCGCCGACAAGGTGAAGGGGATCTACGTTCGTCCGTATCCGACCACATCGCAGCCAGACATGGTTCGCCAGGTGGGGACGGATAAGAACTTCCCGGGTGACGCCATGAAGCGTGGCTACATGACCGTTAATCTCGGTTCTGATTTTGATGCCAGCACCATCAAAAAAGGCGACCCGGTATACGTTGTCGTCTCCACTGATGAATCCATCAAAGTGCCGCTGGGCGGCTTCATGTCCACGTCCGTCAGTGGCAAAAACGTGGCGCTGACCAACGCCGAATTCACAGGGGCCGGTGACGCTAACGGCAATGCAGAAATCTCCTGGAAGATTTAAGGAACAGACGAATGATTACTTTTGATCAGGCAACCGTTGATAGCTCTGGTGCCTTTCTCATCGGGGAGCTGGAGCGACTCGACCAGACGCTGAACCTGCCGCTGGTGGGTTACACCTGGACCCGCGATATTCAGCTGCGTGAAGACGTTTCTATCGCAGATGACATTTCCAGCTGGACTAACACCAGTTTTGGCGCTGCTGGTACTGGCGCAAATCCGAATGGTAAAAACTGGGTAGGCAAAGACTCCACCGCTATTGCTGGCGTGAACGTGGATATCAGCAAAGACGGCAATCCACTGAACCTCTGGGGCATGGAACTGGGCTGGACCGTTGTAGAGCTGGCAGCAGCTCAGCAGGTAGGTCGCCCGATTGATACCCAGAAGTACGACGGGATGCAGCTCAAATGGCAGATGGACAACGACGAGCAGGTTTACATCGGCGATGACGCACTCGGCCTGAAAGGTCTGGCAAACCTCGTCGGTGTGACGCTGAACAACGCGCCGAAGACCTGGGCGAACTCAACCAACGACGAGATCCTCGATAGCGTGAACAGCATTCTGTCTAATGCCTGGGCAGCATCCGGTTATTCCATCGTGCCTTCTGATCTGCGCATTCCGCCAGAGCAGTATTCACTGCTGGCGAGCCGTAAGGTTTCCGAAGCGGGTAACCAGTCACTGCTGACCTATCTGGCTGTGAACACTATCGCTTTCCACCAGAACGGCGTTCCGCTTGAAATCAAAGCGGTCAAATGGCTGAAAGGGCGTGGGGTTGGCGGTAAAGACCGTATGATCGCCTACACCAACGACAAGAAATACGTGCGCTATCCGCTGGTGCCGTTGCAGAGCGTTCCTGTCCAGTATCGCGGTCTGTATCAGATTGCGACCTACTACGGCAAGCTCGGTGCGGTTGAGCCAGTGTACAAAGAAACCCTGTCCTACGTGGACGGTATCTGATAACCAGAACGGCCCCGAAAGGGGCCAGAAGGGAACTGAAAATGGCGAAAGAAAAGCTGGTTACCATCCATGTTCACACCCCGTTTACGCTGACGCTCGGCGATCAGTCAAAAAGGGAGTTTGGCCGGGGACGGCATAACGTACCGGAAGAGGTCGCGTCGCACTGGTTCACCCAGGCGCACTCCGAGCTTTCCGAAAGCGTGATTAGCGACACCGATGATCTGCAACCCATTATCGACAGCCTGCAAGCTCAGATTGCCGACAAAGATAAGCAGATTATCGATAAAGATCAGTTGATTGCCGACCTGAAAGAAGCGCTGCTCAAGCTGCAAGAGCAGAACGACAGCCTGCAAGCGCAGATTGCTGCCGCACAGACTGGCGGTAATGGGGCGAAAGATGCCAAAGAATCAAAGCCTGCCAACAGTAAGTGATTTTCGGCGCGACTTCCCGCAGTTTGCTGACCCGGCAAAATATCCCGACGTCCAAATCGAGTTCCGTCTGAATCTGGCCGATGAACTGCTGAGCGAAAACGTCACCGGCAAAAAGTTGTTTCCGTACTTTGCCGAGTTGTTCGTGGCTCATTACATGACGCTCTGGGCGGCAGATAGCCGGGCAATGCTGGTTGGCGGTCCGGGCGGTTCAACCAATGGTGTTCAGTCCTCTAAGTCCGTTGACAAGGTAAGCGTCAGCTATGACACCAGCGCAACGCTAAACCCTGACGCAGGCTTCTGGAATAACACCCGATATGGCGCTGAATTTTATCAGCTGATCACGATGTTCGGTGCGGGCGGTCGCCAGCTATGAGTTTCAAAAGCGGTGTAACAACGAGGGTTGATAACGCTCAGGCCATTCTGGATGCGCTCAGGTCGCTAACCAAAAAGGATGTGCTGGTCGGCATCCCTTCGGAAGACAGCGAGCGTGAAGATGTTCCGTTTGGTAATGCGGGGATCGGCTACGTTAATGAATACGGCTCACCGGCGCAAAACATCCCCCCACGCCCGCATCTGATCCCTGGCGTTAAATCGGTAGAGGAACAGACGGTGCCGCAGCTCAAAGCAGCCGCGCAGGCTGCGCTTGATGGTAATGCGGCGGGTGCGGAAAGAGCGCTCAACCGCGCCGGAACGCTGGCCGCTAATGGCGTCAGGCGTTACATGACTATTACCGGCTTTACACCGCTTGCTGATAGCACCGTTGAAGCCCGCGCGCGTCGAGGGCGTAAAGGGGCGAAAGCGGAGCTTGCCCGACGCGCTGCTGGCGAGTCTCCCGGAACCGATCTGGTGAAACCACTAATCGACACCGGGCAATATCGCAGAGCCATTACCCATGTTGTGAGGGATAAAGATGCCGAATCTTGATGTAACAGACGTGCTTTTTGACCCCTATTTTTGCGACTTCAACCTGTGGGTAACGCGTCGCGCGCAAACGGTGGACGAGGACGGGATCGGCAGCGACAGCGAAGTTAAAACGCAGTTTGCCGGAGTTGTTACCGTTGACCGCTCTCTGGAAAACCGCCGCATGCAGGCCGGGCAGGTTATCAGCGGCGCGATTCTTATCGTGACGACTGAACGACTGACGCAGGGGCAGACTGGCCGTGACGCCGATATCGTGACGTATCAGAACCGTGATTATCGCGTGACATTCGTCGACCCGTATACGGCTTACGGTGCTGGCTTCGTCCAGGCTCATTGTGAATTACTGCCGTTTGATGGGGGAACTCCCATTGAGCAATAACACCAGCACAGAGCGCGGCTGGCTGATACCAACCAGTGGCGATCCGGATTATGACGAAGCGCTCGACAGGCTGCTAAGCCAGTGGATGCGCAATGTTTCCGGCTTGCCGTCTGGAATGGTTCGTCCGCGCTGGCAGAAAAATCAGCCGCCACTGCCACCCGTTGAAACGAACTGGTGCGCGTTTGGCGTTACCGGGTTGCTCATTGATAACAACCCTGCATTCACCAATCAGACCGACGAGGGCGCTCAGCTCTGGCGGCATGAAACGTTCGAGTGCATGGCGTCGTTCTATGGCCCGGCGGGTATGTCTTATGCGTCCCGTTTTCGCGATGGCATATCTGTCCCGCAAAATAATGCTGAGCTGAACGCGCTCGGTTTATCCCTGGGCGACTATACCGGTCTGACCCCTTTCCCCGAGCTTATCAACCAGCAATGGGTTCGCCGCTACGACATGACGGTGCGCCTGCGCCGGAAGGTCGTGCGCGAGTACGGCATCAAATCGCTGGTGGAAGCGCCAGTCACCTTTTTTGGAGAATAAACTATGACGCAGGGCTTACCTGTATCCAACGTTGTAAACGTTGATGTGATCATCTCGCCGAAAGCGGCTACTGGTCGTAACTTCGGCGCGCTGCTGATCCTCGGTTCTTCCACTGTCATTCCGGTGCAGGAGCGCATTCGCCTATATGCTTCCGTTGAGGACATTGGCGAAGACTTTGGTGTCGACAGCCCGGAATATAAAGCAGCGCAGGTTTTCTTCAGCCAGTCACCGAAGCCGACACAGGTTTATGTTGGTCGCTGGGCGAAGACGCTGAGTTCTTCCGAGAGTGGAGATACTGAAACTATCGTGCAAGCCGTTAATGCCTGCCTGCAATATACCAACTGGTATGGACTGGTTGTCGCTGATGATGTTGTCGCTGGTGGCGATGTGCTTGATGCTGATGACGTGATTGAGGTCGCCAAACTTATTGAAGCGTCCAGCCTTAGCCGTATCTTTGGTGTGACCTCTGCCGACGCCGAGATTATCAGCACGACTTCGACGACCGATGTTGCGTCAAAATTAAAGGCTGGCAAGTATGCCCGTACCTTTATTCAGTATTCCACCAGCAGCCCTTACGCAGCGGTTTCTGCTTTCGGTCGTGCGTTTACTGTCAATTTCAACGGCAGCAATACCACCATTACCCTGAAGTTCAAACAGGAACCAAGCGTAACCTACGAAACGTTGACGGTAGGCCAGGCGGCTGCGGTGGATACGAAGAATGCGAACGTGTTCGTGTACTACGCCAACGACACGGCGATCCTGCAACAGGGTGTCATGGCGAACGGTGACTTCTTCGACGAGCGCCACGGGCTCGACTGGTTGCAGAACTACGTTCAGACCAACCTCTATAACCTGCTTTACACCAGCACCACCAAAATTCCGCAGACTGATGCCGGTGTGACCCGTCTGCTTTCCAACGTTGAACAGTCTATGGATCAGTCCGTCACGAACGGTCTGGTAGCGGCTGGCGTGTGGAATGGTGGCCCTATCGGGCAACTGAATTCCGGCGATACGCTGACAAAAGGTTATTACGTGTATGCGCAACCTCTTTCCGAGCAAGCACAGGCTGACCGAGAAGCACGCAAAGCGCCGTTAATCCAGGTGGCCTGTAAGCTGGCTGGCGCAGTTCATTACGCCGATGTGCAGATCAACGTGGTTCGCTAAGGAGCGATAAATGGCAACTTATTCTTTTCTCGATGTAACCGCGTCGCTCACCGGGCCGACCGGCGTTATCGATCTTGGTCAGGGTTCTGCGAACTCTGAGGAAGGTATCACCCAGACCATGGGCGGCAACAAGAACACCATGACCATCGGTGCCGATGGCGAAGTGATGCACAGCCTGCACGCCGATAAGTCAGGCACCATTACGGTGACGCTGCTGAAAACCTCCCCGGTGAACAAGAAGCTGTCTCTGGCGTATAACGCGCAAAGCCAGTCCTCTGACACCTGGGGAAATAACGTGATCGTCATTCGCAACACGGCATCGGGTGATATTTCTACTGCGCGTTCGTGTGCATTCCAGAAACAGCCTGATTTCAATAACGCCAAAGAGGGCGGAACCGTCGCCTGGGTATTCGACTGCGGCAAGATTGACCAGCTTCTCGGGGAGTTTTAACGCATGGAATTCGAAATTAAAGGCGTGAAATATCGCACCGCAAAGCTCAGCGTTTTCGAACAGCTGAAGGTGTCCCGCAAGCTGTTGCCGGTTCTGGCCGGGATGGTTTCGGACTTCCGGAGCGTTCAGGAGAAGATCAGCAGCAAAGACACCGAAGGCGCGATGGCTACCATCCTGCCAAAGATTGCCAATGCTGTGTCCGATCTGAGTGATGGCGACGTGGACGCTATCCTGTTCCCCTGTCTTTCCGTTGTTTCACGCGAGCACATGAAAGGCTGGGTGCCGGTCTGCCAGCATGGCGAAATGGCGTTTGACGATATCGACCTGCTTACCATGCTGCAACTGGTGGCGCGGGTGGTCGCCGACTCGCTGGGAAATTTTTTGCAAGGACTCCCTACCAGCGAGACGCCCACCCCGCCAGCGGAATAACCTTCAACAGCCTGCCGGGCGGTGAAGATTTTATTCTTCGCCCGGCGCTTGCCTTCAATATTGACCAGAAAGACCTTAACAGTGGTGCGGTAGACCTTTGCCGCATCGCGCTTCTCAATGACTACCTCGACATGCGCGAGGATAACGACGCCCGGGTAGATAAATGGAGAGCGGCCAATGAGCGGTAACGCAGATACGATTAAAGATTTCCTTGTTTCGCTGGGATTCGATATCGATCAGGCTGGCGCTAATAAGTTTGAAGCCGTGCTGAAAGGCGTTACAGCTAACGTTCTGAAGGTCGGCGCGGTGGTGGAAGGCGCAGCGCTGAGCATTGTCGGATTTACCACTCAGATCGCGAACGGTCTGGATAAAATTTACTGGGCATCCCAGCGGACGGGGGCCAGTGTCCAGGGCATCAAAGCGCTGGGATACGCCGCATCGCAAACCGGTGCCAGCGCCGAGTCGGCCATGTCCTCTCTTGAAGGGTTGGCTGGTTTCATGCGTAGCAATCCGGGGGCGGAAGGGTTCCTGAACCGTCTGGGCGTCCAGACCCGTGATGCCAGCGGAAAGATGCGTGATACTGCGGCCATCTTTACTGGCGTTGGGCAAAAGCTCAACAACATGCCGTATTACCGCGCGAAGCAATACGCGCAGATGCTCGGCATCGATGAAAACACGCTGATGGCGATGCGGCGCGGAATGAATGGCTTTACCGCCGATTACCAGTCGATGCTGCAAAAAACGGGGTTCAACGCAGATAAAGCGGCTGTTCAGTCCAACAAATTCATGACGTCCATGCGCGGGCTTACGTCGCTGTTCGGCATTATGCGGGACAAGATCGGCTCAAACCTCGCTGGTGGCCTGGCTGGTTCGCTGGACAGCCTGCGGCGGCGCATCCTCGACAACTTCCCGAAGATTGAAGAGACGCTGACCAGAGTTATTAAAGGCGTGATCTGGCTTGCGAACGCCTTCACGCGAATGGCGTGGCGGCTCATACAGGGCGCTGGCTCTGTCATTGACTGGTGGAAGCGTCTTGACGATGGCAGTAAAAATCTGCTGAAAATATTCGGTGCTCTACTTGTCGCATGGCGTCTGCTTAATTCTGCGTTCCTGAAATCCCCGATTGGAATTATCACCACGCTGATTCTGGCGATCGGATTACTCTATGACGATTATCAGACGTGGAAAGAAGGCGGTAAAAGCCTGATTGACTGGTCCAAGTGGGAGCCTGCAATAGAAAAGGCGAAAAAGGCAATTCTCTGGCTGCGCGATAAGCTTCTGGGGCTGAAAGATTCTGTTGGTGGATGGCAGAACTCGCTGGAAATTTTGGCTACTTTCATCGCTGGGGTATGGGTAACAAAAGTATTGGGAGCATTCGCAAAAATATCCGGTCTTCCGATACCTCCATGGCTTAAATTATGGGGAGCGTATGCTGGTTACCTGGTTTCAGATCGTGAAAACATAAAAGCCAGTGCTAAATCATCTTTGGACTATACCAAAAGGAACATTGGTGATGCTCTTGCTACGGTTGGCATCAAAACCGACCTTGGGCGAAAAGATGTTAGCGAGGTAAGAGAATGGCCCGCATGGATGGATTGGCTGCATGGTGGCCCAGGTAAGATTATTCGTCAGGCGCAAAGCAATGGCGTCGTTTATGGCGATAATGTTCAGCCTGACATTCCCGGGGCGGAACAGCATGTTCGTAGTAATGAAATTGCCCCGCATGAAAGAGATGAAATAAAAAACCGTCAGCAGGCTGCTAATGGTTATCTTGAAAAAATCTCAGACGGGATTGCCAAAATCGGTAATTTATTTTTCTCCCCGGCTGGAGCTGCTGAAATCTCTCCAAATATATCGGGTGACCCCTCCCAGTTTGCGCAATCAGTCAAACGTCCACAGGCCACAGCCCAGGGCAAAGTATTGCTCGACTGGATGGGGCCAATGTTCAATAAACTTGAGTCGCTTTATCAACTTCCAGCTGGTCTATTGAAAAGTGTGGCGATAACCGAGTCAGGTGGTAACCAGTTCGCCATGTCCGGCGCGGGTGCAAAGGGGCTGTTCCAGTTCATGGATGGCACGGCGCGAGACATGGGCCTGCGTGGTAACGATGTGTTCGACCCGGAAAAGTCAGCTCAGGCAGCCGCTAAGTACCTTAGCCAGCTATTGCGGCAGAACGGCGGAGACCTTAGTAAAGCACTGGCATCATATAACTGGGGGATCGGGAATGTTAAGCGTTATGGAATGGGGCTAATGCCGCAGGAAACGCGCAACTACATTCCGAAAGTAATGAGCAACATGCCCACCAGCGCCCCGGTGATTCAGCAGGAAACGAACATTAACATCCACGGCGTTTCCGATCCTCGCGAAGCTGCCCGTTTGACTGTTGACCGTCAAAAGGGCGTGAATTCACAGTTAACCCAGCAACTCCCCGCAGGACCGAGATAATGGATATTTTATCAGCGATTTTTCGCCAGCAATCCCGGCGAATTGGAATATTAATCCCCAGCGTGGTTGTTTCTGAAAAGCATTCTGATGCGCTCGAAATTACTGAGCACCCGGTGGAGAAGCCAACAACTAACAGCGCGTCGGGCTTTATCGCCGATCATGCGTACAAGCGCCCCAGCGAAGTCACAATGGAATGCGGCTTCGCTGGTGGCGGTTCGTTACTGGATTTCATTGATACATCTTCAATCGGTCTTAGCGCTGGGCTTAGCCCAAAGGAGACATACCAAAAGCTGCTGGATATGCAGCTTGAGCGCGTGCCATTCGATGTGGTTACCGGGAAGAGGGTGTACACCAATATGCTGGTGCGAGCCATTGAGGTGACGACCGATAAAACCAGCGAGAACGTGCTGAACTGCACGCTCACCCTGCGTGAAGTCATCATAACGCATACAAAAAATGTCACCGTTGCTGATAAATCCGATATGCAGGACGGGGTTAGTACATCTGCGGTGCAGAATTCCGGGACTAAATCCACCACCCCAGTAAATGAATCGGTAATTAAGTCAACAGGGTGGTTTGATGGACTAAAAGGAACCAGTCTTGGTAACTCTATAGGTATCCAATGAATGTAACTGAAATCCCTTTATCGCCGGATAACCAGCTATTTCGCATTCAGTTAGCAGAGACAACATACACGCTGAGAGTCATTTGGCGTGATTCTGCTGGCTGGATTCTGGATGTACAAGATAGCAGTGGCGAACCGCTTCTTTCTGGCGTGCCGCTGGTAACCGGTGTAAATCTTCTTGAGCAATATCCTCAACTAGGTATTAACGGGGCGCTGCTCGTTGGCTGCGATGTAGGCGCACCGGACGAGCCCACCAAAACCAACCTCGGCACATACAGCCACCTCATTTTCGTGCAGGAGTAGAAATGTCTCTTAACTGGATGCGCCATTTTGAGCTGCAACTGTTGGACCAGAACGGGCAGGGCGTTTCCCTGTCTGACTTTAAGGTCACGTTCCAGATCGAGTGGGCAGACACACGCTGGCCACGCGTGGCGAACGTGAAAATTTATAACCTTTCGACCGATACCACGAACAAGATTCTGGGGCAGGAGTTTGCCAAAATTCGCATCATTGCCGGGTATGACGGTATTGCGCCAGATGTTGATGCGAGCCAGGTCGGCGTCGCCCGGGAGATTTCACCAGACCAGGTAGGGCAGGTGAACGGTCAGAACTACGGCCTGATTTTTGACGGCGATATTCGCTTCACCGTCACCGGGAAGGACAATATCACCGATTCCTGGGTGCTGATTCAGGCCATCAGTAACCACGAAGCGTTCCTCTACGCGACTACCATCACCACGCTTGCCGCTGGTTATACCGTTGCGGACCTGCACCGGGCGACGATGCAGGATTTCAACGCGTTCGGCGTGACACAGGGCATTACCGGCGATTTTCCTGATACCGTGTTTCCTCGTGGCCGTGCGATTTATTCATCCACCCGTAACGTGATGGATAATATTGCTGCGCAGTGCAAAGCGACATGGCAGCTGGTGGATGGTCAGGTCCAGATGGTGCCTGAAGATAAATATATTCACGAAGCCATTGTGTTGAATGCCGATACTGGCCTGATCGGTATGCCGCAACAGACGATGGGCGGCGGCGTAAACGTGCGGTGCCTGATAAACCCAAACATCCGTATTAATGGTCTTATCCAGCTCGATCAGGCTTCGGTGTACCGCGCCGCGCTCGGCAATAGCGAAATCGCACAGTCGCCCGGTCGCATCACCGAAACAGAAGAGAACGGCAACCGCGTACTGACAGGCACAACGTCACAGGCAGCCAGCATTGCGACGGATGGCGTTTATATCGTCAAAGCTATCGACTATACTGGCGACACCAGAGGTCAGGCGTGGTACATGGATTTGATGTGTTTTGCGCGTGGCAGTCGTGATTTAGTTAATGCTGGTGCTATGCAAAAAACAAACTACTGAGGTACGGGACGTGAAACTCGTAATTTTTACCATTGCAGCATTATTTTCTTTCCAGGCTATTGCTGATTCTCAGTGTGGTGATTTCAACATCCATTGGGCTGATGATGGTTTCGCTCGCGTAAACGGAGCTAAACCTGAATCGCAAAAAGTGACATTTCTTAAAAATGACGGTGATTATAACAACGTCAAAATTGAATGGCGCTTAGCGACCAATCAACCAGGGCGATGGGTAGGAATGGAGTTTATTGGCCGTAATGGTAAAGCAATCCTGAATGCTCAGTGGCTGCAAGCAAATATGGATGCACCACGTCAGTATGCAACTTATGACTGTGTAAAAATAAAAGGATAAAATTAATGAAAGGATTTGTATCTCTTCTTTTTCTGCTATCCACCTCCGTTTGCGCTGGAACGTTAAGTGATTTTTTTGTAAAACATCCAGATTTGGATAATAACCTTGCTATACACACCGCGATTTCTAAAGCTTCTGGCATGGAGGCTGCTGGATTTGCACGCAGAGAGGGTGGCAGCGAAAAAGAGTTGATGAGTAGTAAAGGTGATCAATTCGCAGTGCTCGGGTTTCGTCGAGTGAAAATGTATTGTAGCTATCCTGAATCAGCTCAAATGACTGGTCTAAGCGCTGAAGATTGTAAGCTTGTGCTTAGTAAGAACCTATAGTTTCATTTCAAGTATGAATTTAACCCGCCACCGAGCGGGTTTTTTTATGGAGTTTTTATGCCAATTCCAACTCAATCACAGATCGGCGGCGAGCAGCAGACCGCGCAGGCCATAGCCGATTCGGTGTCTACCCAGATGCGCGTAGCGATGCCTGGCATCATTCAGTCGTTCGATCCTGAGACTGTTACCTGCACAGTAGAGGTGGCGCTACGCGGTATCGTTGGCGATGGCTCCACCGAATTAAAACCGCTGGTGGATGTGCCGGTTATCTTCCCGCGTGGCGGCGGCTGCACGCTGACCTTTCCGGTTAAAGAAGGCGACGAGTGCCTGCTGATCTTTGCCGACCGTTGCATCGATTTCTGGTGGCAGAGCGGCGGCGTTCAGGAGACCGTCGACCCGCGCCAGCATGATTTATCTGATGCGTTCGCCATCGTTGGCCCGCAGTCGCAAGCACAGAAAATCAGCGGTATCAGTACCAGTTCGGTAGAGCTGCGCAGCGATGACGGCAGCACTAAGTTAAGCCTTAACCCATCCAGCGGGGTAATAAATGGCACTGCACCGGGTGGATTCAACCTTAACGGACTCAAAATCCTGCCTGACGGTCGCTTGCAGCTGGTGGACGGTTCTATCGTGGATAAGCACACCCATGGCGGCGTTGAGAGCGGCGGAAGCAATACTAAGCCGCTGGGAGGTTAATCTATGCGATACCGTCGCGAAGATGCTGACGGCGATTACACTTTCGGGCAGGGTGACAACACCTTCCTTATAGACAGCCCGGAGTGTGTCGCCCAGGCCGTAAAAACCCGTTTCGCGCTGTGGCGCGGTCAGTGGTTTCTCGATCTGACGGAAGGCACGCCGTATGTTCAGTCAGTGCTTGGTAAACAGCGATCAGACGTCTACATCCTGGCTATACGCGAACGCATTCAGGACACGCCGGGCGTTCTGTCGATTCTTTCCTTCGATACCAACTATGACGGCACCAGCCGCCGCGTCACTTTCACTTCCTCCATTGACACAATCTACGGCCAGACGACAGTAACAAGCGAGGCATAAATGGCTTTGAACCTCGACACGCTGGGGCTATCGGCAACGGTAACCGCCCAGGGGATTAGTGCGCCTGATTACCAGACAATCCTCGATACATTGACCAGCTATTTCAGGCAGATTTACGGTAGTGATGCCTACCTCGAACCAGACAGCAAAGACGGGCAAATGGTCGCGCTGGTGGCTCTTGCCGTGCATGACGCTAACAATACCGCTATCGGGATCTACAACTCTTTTTCACCGACGACAGCGCAGGCCGCAGCGCTTAGCAGCAATGTGAAAATTAACGGGATCACGCGAAAAGTAGCGACAAACTCTACTGCTGACCTTCTGTTAACCGGTACGGCAGGCACGACTATCACGAATGGCTCCGCACGGGATAAAAACGGCATTATCTGGAATTTTCCAGCGAGTGTGGCGATCGGCGTTGATGGTACTGTGCTGGTGACGGCCACATGTGCGAATAGCGGTTCGGTTGCGGCGATGGCCGGGACTATCACCACCATTAACACACCGACTCGCGGATGGGTATCAGTCACCAACCCAGCAGCGGCTACGGTTGGTTCTCCGGCCGAGACAGACGCGGAGCTTCGCATCCGGCAGGGCCAGAGCGTCGCGCTACCATCGATCACACCGTTTGAAGGTGTCGACGGCGCAATCGCGAATATTGATGGCGTGACACGTCACAAGCTCTACGAGAATGATACTGGTTCCACCGACAGCAACGGGCTGCCGCCTCACTCCATTTCCGCCATCGTCGATGGAGGGGATGTTACCGAGATAGCCCAAACAATCCGGGGGAGTAAAGGGCAGGGAACCGCAACTTACGGGAAAACTTCTGTCACGGTGCCGGACGCCTACGGCAACCCACACGTGATCAGCTTCTCGCGGTCTACTGATGTCCCGATTTACGGGCATATCACACTGAAGGCATTCACCGGCTACACGTCGCAAATTGGCGTACAGATTCAGCAGGCCGTCGCGGATTACATCAACGGGCTGACGATCGGTGACGATGTGCTGCTGAGCAGGATTTATTCTCCGGCGAACCTCGGCGTAGTTAGTGGCGGCAATGCGCGCTACTACGACATACAGGAGCTGCTGATTGGCAAATCAGCCGGTAGCGTAGCGGCGGCAAACATCATTATCGCCTACAACGAATCCGCGTCGTGTAAACCAGAAAACATTGTTCTAACGGTGACGTCATGAGCAAGTACACGGACTTAATCACCAACTATCACGCCACGAAACCGAAATTTTTTGATCACGTCGACCTGAGCACGCGGCCACTGATTGATATCACCGGCGCCACCCGGGGGCTGGTAAGCGCTTTCGATATTGATACTGCTGTCGGAGTCCAGCTCGATACGCTCGGCCTCTGGATTGGTCGCAGTCGCATCGTCAGCCAGCCGATAAGCGGGGTGTATTTTAGCTGGGACACTGACGGGCTCGGATATGACCAGGGCGTATGGCAAGGCCCGTATGATCCAGATGCAGGCTATACCACGCTGAGCGATACAACCTATCGCATCGTTCTTAAGGCAAAAATCGCCATCAACAACTGGGACGGCCGCAATGATTCTCTGCCTCCCATCCTTGACGCTGCGACTGCTGGCTCAGGCCTCAGGATGCAAATTGTCGACAACCAGGACATGACGATATCGGTCTGGGTATTCCCCGAGACTGATATTTCTGATGTGTCTCTTGAACTGATTGCCGCTATCAAACAGGGCTATCTCACCGTTAAAGCTGCTGGCGTATGGGCCGGTGATGTTGAAACGCCTTCGGTAGAAGCACCATCTGAGGGCTCTAAATTCTTTGGGTTTGATATGGATAACGAATACATCGGCGGGTTCGATGTTGGAGCATGGGGGACAATACTCTAATGGCAACAAACAACTTTAAACCGTTCGCGACAGCAGCGAATGCTAACGTGATGTCTCAGGCTGACTGGGAAGCACTACCGGCGCTTTTGTCCGGCTTTATTAGCGGGCCAGCAAAATCAGCGCAGGTAAACAAAGCCATTCGACAGGCCAGCTTTATAGCGGCAGCGCTGGCGCAGTACACCGCTAACAAAAGCGGGCTGGACGTGCTTGATGATGGTGACCTGAACGGGTTTATCTCCAAAATGGGGACCGCTTTTGGGAAGGATTTCCAGGCGCTTGATGCCACGCTGACGGCATTGGCTGGGCTCGCAACCGGTGCAAATAAACTCCCGTATTTCACTGGAAATGATACGGCAGCGCAGACTGATTTAACTTCTGTAGGCCGTGACATTATCGGGAAAAATACTATTGCAGACATTCTCACATACCTTGATTTAAAGGAAGCCGCGAAACGTGATGTCGGGACTGGCGATAAGCAGTTGCCGGATATGTCCGCTTTTACTTTTTCCCGGAACGGGCAAAACGGTTGGGATGTGTTACCCAACGGTATGATCAGACAATTCGGCACAGTCACGCTGTCACCCGTTGGTAATTTCAATAAGCAGACGCTCGGCGGCGTTGATTACTACACCCACTATTACCGCGTTGCTTTTCCGAGGCAGTTCCTGAATGCGCAGATCTCCACGAACGCCACGCTTGCCAGTCCCGCCTATACGGTTCAGGGGTCAATGGCTGGCAGGACGCTTGCTATTCACCGGGATACGGATACGGGCAGCGACGTGTCAAAAACGCGGTTTGTCGTGGCGTACACAACGCCCGTTCTGGGTGAGGCACCGATTATTCATTTTGAGTCAATAGGGTACTAATATGAAAAATATGCTTTTTAGTCCGGGGACGGCTGGCTTCTTTCTTCAGGGTATGGATGCACCCGCTGATGCTGTTGAAGTGTCAACTGAGGTAGAGGCGTTTTTGCGGCAGGCAATTATATGGGGCGCAGAAGAATTTCATTTTTCCGGGGAATCTGTATCTGTGACATATCCCGGTTACCTGCAGGAATATGCCACGGATAATAAAGCGCCTACGCAATATCCGGCGGCGAAGGCCAGCTGATTTCCGGGGATTCAGAAACATCAACCGCCTGTACTGCCTGAATATATTTCATCCATTTAGTTAGCGTGACTTTGTCTGCATCCGTGATGATGCCGAGCAGCAGCTGCGTCTGCCATGCCTGAGTTACGGCGTTCGCCTCGCTGATGAGCGCAGATTTCTGCCTGGCTGCGCTCTTCACATCGGCAGCCTGCTGCGCATCCGCATCAGTCACCCACTTTTCCCCGTCCCACTTATCCCAGGCGGTTGCGGGCGCAAGCGGAGTCGTATCTGCCGGATAATCGCCTAACTCTGATAATACGATTGCCGAGCCGTCAGCAACGGAGTAGACCGTTTCGCCGCGATGGTCGGCAACAACCTGCCAGTTGCCATCACGATAAACAGCTGCCTGCCCGGCCTCGATAACGGGTGGCGCGGTGACGCAGGCATTTGCGGGCAGGCCCACACCCTGCGCCAGATACTCATCATTTGAGCCTGTAAATTCTCCGCTTGCCGCATCAAAGTTATAAACTGTCAGTGTGCCAGCTGATCTAGCCAGTCCGTTCTTATCAAGCATTACCTTTGCCATTACGCCGCCCTCACGATGTAGTTAAATGCAATGTTTCTGGGCCTTACTTTTTTGTATGTGGTTCCCGTGCCAGATTGTGTCGTTTGCGCCCTGTAAATGGCATAGCTCGGGTGAACTTTCCCGGGTTCAAAATCTTCAATATCGATTCCGTTATAACCATCAAAACCACCTAAAGTTACCGCGATACCCGTTGCCTCCTGATATGACAAAATAATTCGGCCAGCATCGGCGTTACGACCATCATCCCAGCCCCGGATAAACTCCCCGCGTAAATCAGGCAGTCTGAGCGACGGATAGGCCAGGGCCAGTTTGGGGTACTGTGAGGCTGTGAACGCGGCACCATTGCATTTGAGCCACCCCGTTGGCGGCGTTGCTAACGGCCACGGAACCGGGACGCCCACCGGCAACGCAGAGCCTTCCCCTAAACCAACCTTTTTTAAAACCCTCAAGCATGTGGCGATCTCTCGCCGTTTCTCCTGTTTTCACAACAGGAGAAATACCTATGATTTATGGCTATGCCCGAGTATCAACAAACCACCAGGACACCGAATTGCAACGTCTGGCTCTCGAATCCGCTGGCTGCGAGCTAATTTTTGAGGAACACGCCAGCGGGCGTAAAGCTAATCGCCCGGTGTTGAAACGGCTGATCGGCACCATGGAGTCCGGTGATGAATTGGTGGTCTGGAAGCTGGACAGGATTGGTCGCAATGTCCTGCATGCGTTGTTGATGTTCCAGCAGTTACAGGAAAATGGCGTAAATTTCCGAAGCATTACTGATGGTGTGGATCTGCGCACCGCCAGTGGTCGCTACAATTTCCGCAATATCCTTTCGGCGGCGCAGTACGAATCCGACCTGAACAGCGAGCGTACGCTGGCGGGATTGGCTGTTGCGCGGGCAAAAGGGCGGGTAGGTGGGCGTCGTCCTAAATTTACTTATGAGCAGTGGCAAGAGATGGGCGCACGGATCGCAGCTGGTGAATCACGACAGCAGATCGCCAAGATGTGCGGCGTTGGCATATCGACGCTATACAAAAAATTCCCTGTGTTAGGGTGATGCAGTATTTCCACAGTGCGTGCCGCCGAAATGCGTGCTGTGGATGCTTTTAGGGTGTGCCATTTTTGTGTCACACATGGTGAAGCGTCATTCTATTTCTTACATCATGTGCCATTAAGTTGAGCAATGTGAATGCGGTAATGTACATGTAAAACAGTTAGTTAAATGTGATTCTACTAATTCGTAATGCGAAGGTCGTAGGTTCGACTCCTATTATCGGCACCATTAAAATCAAATTGTTACGTAAGATCTTATCATTCTCCCACCAAAAAAATTATCTTAATGTAACAGCTGGTGTAAGTAAATTCTATCAACGAAGATCAATCTTATCTACTGACCAAAAAGGCCTGATAGGGCTTCGCTCACTATACATCCTTGGCTGCAGGCTTAGTTGTACACCACTCCTAAATTTAATGTGTTGGCAATGTGTTCAATAAAGCTCGAACAAATTAGCTCATTATGATCGGTTAATACTTCAACTTCTGGTTGCATGATTGTTTGTCCGTAAAAAGATAACGCGCCTGCCGGGTAGTAGCAGGCGCATTACGCAATAGGTAAACAAGGGAGGAAGTTCAGAAATGTAAATCGGGAAGGTTGTACGCAATGTTCATCGTACTACGTTGTTACGGCTTTGCCGCAACAAGCCCGTTGCCTGCCGCGCTCGCAGAATGTCTGCAGCCCGGAGATAAGGAGATTGTTCCTGCCAGCTAAATCCCTTCCTGTCGATACGAACCAGCTCGTATTTTTCTACCAGAAAATTCACGGCATCGGCTAGGGTGATACCGGCATCGATGTGTTCCTTAATCACAGCCTCATTGCAGAATGGCGTGTCGTTTATTGTCAGACCATAGTGCTGTTCCAGCAGACGTGTCAGTAACATTTGCCAGACAGCCACGGGTGACAGGCAGGGCTTCACCGCCCGCTGAGTTGTTGCAGGTAAAGTTTTCATGTTTGCTCTCGTGTAGGTAATTAACGCTGAGTGGGGTAAATGGCGATGTATACGTAGCCGCAACTGCCAAGGGTGTCGGCTTCGCAGGTTAAATCGTTGTGTTACAGGGTAACGCAGTGGGCATGGTGGGGGCTGAGTTCACCGGTGGTCAGCATCGATTCCATCTGGCGGATAAAGTGCGGGAATGTTTCATCCAGCTTCCGGCATTCGATGTCACTGAACTTGCCGGTGATGCTGGCCCGGTCAGCCAGATAATGCAGTCGGTTGCCTTCCTGCACCAGACGGGCTCCCAGGCGCAGTGTAATCTCCCGCTGCAGGCCCCTGGTAGGGTTGCTCATTACAGTTCTCCACTATTGTCAGTTCAGGGTGATGCTCATCAGGCAGGTATAGGGTCCATTGCGGTCCTGGCGGCGTTCGGCGTATACCGCGAGGACTCCGGCGATATCCGGAACGTCCCTGCCGGTGTAATGACAGACGCTACCGTGCCACTGGTATTTGCCGGTGCAGTAGCGAAAGATTCGGGACTCAGGATGCTGGCGGTATATCGTCATTGCCCTGCGTTTACTGATAATTTTCATGTAATACCTCAAAGCAGACCGTGTTCTGCGAACGAATAGATTTGCCTGCCACCGACAATCAGACACGGAAAAATCATGAACATTCCCGTAAATAAAGGCTTCCCAGAACCTTCAAAAGGTACTCCGGATCCATCGCGCACATCGCTCTTTTGTGTTTAATACTCGCTTTTAGTGTCGTTTCACTTTTTAGCATGTTTAAACACATCTGTCTGATCCTTGCGAAATTCTCTGCTCGTTCTTCCGCTCGTTTACGGCAAGCATCTTCACCAAATGCAGTATCCAACATCCAATGCATCGACTCGACTAACCAGTGCGAGCGTGAAGCATTTAACAATTCTTTAGCACTGAGCGCTTTCGAACTAATATAATATCGCACCGTTACTTCTGACTCTTGGGCCACTGCTGATTCTTGTCTAATCGATACCACAATTCCCATCGTTTTTAGCCCTGGCCAATCAAACTCAAGATCGCCCAAAACACTTAAATCTTCATTCACTAAAGCCAGTCGTGTTTCCTGTCTGCCTCGCGATTTTTCTTGGGTACTGTAAGAATCACCATCATGTTTTTGCAGCATGCTCATATCAAAATAGTTATCAAAAGCTTGCTCAAGTCGGCCTTGATTTCCTTTCACGGCCAGCAAGTAATCAGCGTTTTTTTCAAGGATCTTTTGCGCGATTTTCTTTTGGCATCCCATCGCATCAATTGTGACTAAACAACCCGATATATCAAGCAGTTGAAGCAACTCAGGGATAGCGGTTATCTCATTGGACTTCTCGTAAACTTTATGTTGTCCAAGGCACACGCCATTCTCTGTCGCAAACGCATTAACCATATGGATAGCACCAAGCCCACGGGAATCATCATAAGAGCCACGCACGGTTTTACCGTCTATGGCGATCACTTCACCGTCCGTCAGTTCACAGCAGGATTTCATCCATTCGATAAAACACTTTTGTAAGCGTGTCGCGCTAATCATTCCCATCACTCTTGCAATGGTAATGGCAGAGGGAACACCATGACTAAAATCACCAAAGCATTTGAGAAAATCTAACCATCTAGTGCCGTAAAGATGGATAGCTTTCCAGTCATCTTGACCGGAAAGCACCGCGCAAATTGTTAACAAAATGATATCAGTTAACTTGTGCTCGACTTTACCTTGTTGGCGATAATCTGGGATGGCATCGAAATGCATAAATGGGTGCTGGTTACTCATCGTTGGACCTCCAATTTGTCTATGGAGGTATTAGAAAACACTGAAAATGATCTACAAATCGATCATCGGATAATTGATTGTTGTGTGATAGCGCTAACTCATAAAGTTCAAAATTTGAGAACCTGCTACACTACGAAGCCTGTAAATACGGGCATGTTCATGAATTTTCCCTGGACAATCAGATGGTCAGGTACGCGGATATCCACCAGCTGAAGCACCTGAACCAGTCGCTGCGTGAGGGTTTTGTCGGCCTGGCTAGGTGTCGTCTCGCCGGAAGGATGGTTATGCGCGAGTATCACCGCCGCCGCGTTGAAGTGCAGAGCACGTTTGACCACCTCCCGGGGATGCACCTCGGTGCGGTTAATCGTGCCGGTGAAGAGCGTTTCATGGGCAATCAACTGATTCTGGTTGTCCAGATACAACACCCGGAACTCTTCCCGCTCAAGCGCGGCCATATGCAGTCGCAGCCATTCACGTACGGCGTGGGTAGAGGTGAAGGCTACGCCGGGCTCATGCAGGTGGCGGTCCAGAGCCCTGAGCGCCCGCTGAATGAGACGCCGGTCCTGTGGCGTCATCTCGCCGGGTAAAAAGGAAAGCTGTTTCATCTGTTGCTCCTTCGGTCAGTCGATAATACGCAGAATGGCGTGAGCCTCTGGATGTTGCATGGCATACTCCCGCAGGCGGTAATAGTGTGCGGTCATCGCGTCACATTCTGTACGGCAGGCATGGTGGCTATACGCAATCAGGCAGACAGCAATACCTGCTGCTTCTGCACTCATTTGGGCATCGTTACCGTTCAGGCAGTTAAACAGACGCCATGTCTCATCGTTGTCAGGCTCGGGGGACATAAATGCGCCGCCATTGCTGAGGGTGTAGAACGACCAGATACCACCGCTGTAGCCCTCACAGAAGCGGTCCATCCAGGCGAAGATATGCGGCTCCAGGAGTAGCCACTGCGGGATAGCGCCAAAGTACTGTGGCCAGAAATCGATACGCTGTTCATCGGGGACCGGCGTGACGGTCAGTTCAAATTCGGGTTGGTTAGCGGGTGCGAGGTCGTGCTGCGTCTGTGTTGTCATGGGTATGTCTCCGTCAATAAAAACGCCAGCGGCGATGGCTGGCGTATGGGGATATAAAGTGTGTTCGGGGAGGTGAATGCGGGTAAATGCTTCGCGATCAGCGGGTGGCCGTGTCTGTACGGATGCCTGAGGTGCGGATATAGCGGTTAAGACCTTCACCGGCATCCGGCTCAAAGTTCCATGCCCGCCAGACCATCCGGCCTTCAGTATCACGAACCACCAGACGGAAGTGACTGCCCTGGTCGTCTTCGAGTGTGATATTGCTGTACGTGGTAGTGACCGCTTGCGCTTGTCTCCGGGTGAAAGGCCCCGGTGGCAGCAACACGGATTGGGTCATTTTCGGGCTCCTGATAAAAGAAAACCCCGGCAGCCTGCTAGCTGTCGGGGTGGATTTGCTGGGGAAGATACTACTATCAGTCGTTGCTGCAGTCTCCGAGAGTGGACAGAACTTTCTCAGCGTTCTTCCGGTCCGCAGTGAAGGTCCCTGCTTTGTGGTCATTGACGTAGACGTCGAACTGCCCGGCCTCAGAGATATTGCTGATGAAGTCAAACCAGGCGTTATCGCCGTTACGCCAGCCCAGGCTGGACGGAATAATGTACTGCTGGTGATCCATCACTACGGTGATAGTAGTGTCGTCATCGTGCGAACTGACCATCTTGTCATCGGCAAGGGTAAGAAAGACTGAATGCTGATAGAAACCATTCTGGTCCGGGTTCCCTGTGCAGTTGATGGTAAACGTCTTTCCGCTGGCTTCGGTCACGCTGTATTCCGTATTGCCCTGACCGTAACCCTGCTGCCAGAACCCCGGGATCGCAGAGGCATTAAAGCTCGCGAGCAGTACACCCGCCAGCATAAACCGACTTAGTGAAAGTATTGTCATTCTTGTCTCCTTTGTCGTTGTTTTATTCCTGGTTCTCAGGGTTTGAGGGTATCAGCAGTCGCCCCATCAGTTTGCCGTCATGGGCGTACTCAAAGTATCTTTCTTTGGTATACGGGTCCGTCACCTCCTGGTATTCCAGTTTGATGTTATCGGCAATACACAGCGCATTCATCAGTGGCTGGACGGTTTTTTCCTGCATATCCACGAGGTAGTAGTAACTGCCACCCTCGCAGCCATCGGGCGACTGGTGGGTACGTAAAACCTGCAAGGTGGGACCGGATAAGTAGTCAACCTGTGACCATTCTTCGCTGACATCATCCTGGTGGCTGACCACATCACTGAAACGCGGTGGGGTGAGGTCCTTAAATTTACTGATGGCCTTCAGGTCATCACTTCTGTTATCGCATGCGCTGAGAAACAGCGTGGTGGCAACCAGCACCAGCAGAGGCAGTGTTTTACGTTTCATTATTTTTTTCCTGAAATCAGACGAACCACTTTGGCAAAGACATAAATGCCGACGAAAATACCCACCGGCACGCCGACGAACGGTGTCAGTGCGACACTGGCCGCACCGGCTGCCCCTCCGCCCGTCAGCAGTGCGGCAACGGTGGCAAGGGTCAGGGCCGTGAGGCTGTCGGACACCCCGGTTTTATTCAGAATGATGACGATGATAACAATGGCGATAATGGCAATAATGGGCATCGGGCTCCTCCCTGTTGCCGGGTTGATAACAACGCCTGTGCTATTCCGGTGGGCTGTCAGCCGGAACAAACGTAAGCAGTGACTGCTGGATAAAGCGAAAATGAGGTAAGGCCTGAATGAAGACCGGGTCTTCAGTCAGACGGCACAGACTGTCATTGCGGCGAAAAGTCTCCTGCAGGGGCTGAATCAGATGGATTTCATCCAGTGTGAATACGGCGATATGCCCTTCATGTTCTGCCACCAGATACCAGGTCTGCTGGTGGATGAGCAACCGGCAGGGAGCCAGGCGCTCACAGCGTCGCCCCTCCGCAATCAGCGTCACCCGTCTGCGCCCGGTAATGGCCTGAATCAGTCTCCAGAAAGATAATGCTCCTGAAGGCGAAGGAACCGGACTGGCTGGTGCTATCACACAGGGAGACTCATCGCACATCAGCAGTGCGTTCACCAGACGGCGGTCAAGGCCGGGAAAAAGTCCGGCCAGCCCGCTGCGGTGGGCAAAGATAAGCACGTCAGGCACCATCTGCATCTCACTGCCAGCAGTGCGTAAGCGGCAGTATCCGGACTGATACTCCAGGTCCAGATACATCAGTCGCTCACGAAAATCACGCCGCAGCGTGCGCACCGACACGCCAAACTCAGCGGCCAGTTTGCGCACGCTCAGCGTTTCCCCCGCCACCAGACGGCTGATTATCAGTGACAGCCTGACAGCAAGCCGGTCATGGCGGCGTTCTGCCTGTGTCATGAGAGGTCCTCCGTGAAAGTTAACTGACTGAAAATGATGTGATTACTTTAAAGAGGGGGTCGGACAGGGTATGGACATCACAGAAACTATTTTTCATTTCTGCAAAAGCCAGAGGCAGCGGGGGTTACAGGCCATTCCTCAGTGAGTGAGGACCGCCAGCACGGTGCGATGCGGACAGGTGGTGTCCGATATTAACAAAGCGGCAACATTAAACGGTCACTGCAGTTGCGTGAGCATCGCTTCCGCCATCACCCACAGTGCCCGGTTAAGTTTCACGTCCCCGTCTATACCGCGAACGGCACGGGTATGTGACCGTCCTCCTTTGGCATTACGGCCACTGAGCCCACCCTTAATCAGGTTCTCCTGAATACGCTGGTACGTGGTCCACAGGTCGCTACTCTCATCTTGCCAGCGGCGCGGGGAGAGGATCTGCGACTCAGTCACCGGCTGGTGGTCCTCACCAAAGCGGTACGTCAGCGCGGCTTTTGCCAGTGCCTGCTGCGCAGGTGGTGGCAACAGCAACGACTGCATCGCATCCCGCTTCTCCTCCACACGGTCAAAAATGCCCAGCACTTCATAGGCCCCCTCAATCACCTGACTCACTACATCGCCTTTGTGCGGCACACGCACCTCGCCAAATGACTCACCGCAGACGAGCCCGTTCTGACAAACCGCACGAAATAAACCCGGCAACATCTGGTACGAACTGGTGCCATCATGGGAGTTGAGCAGGATAATTTCTGGTACCTGTTTACCGGTAATCTGCCCCTCCCGACGAAGGCGTAGCATGTGTTTTGTGTGCTCGCGTCGACCCGGGTCGCGTACCCGGGTCTGACAGGCAAAGAACGGCTGGAAGCCTTCGCGCTGCAGGCTGTCCAGCAGGGATATGGTGGGTATATAGGTATAACGCTCACTACGGGATGCGTGTTTGTCCTCACTGAATACACTGGGCACCACGCGAAACAGCTCTTCGCGGGTTAACGGGCGGTCGCGACGGATAAGATTTGCTGCGCCAAAGCGCGAAGCCAGACGGGTCATAAGCAGACTCCTCATAACGGGAAAACAAATAAAAGGGATCCCCGTCGCATCGGCGACAGGGTCAGGGAAATAACAGGAATGGGTTAAATATTCAGAAGAAGAAATCCCAGACGGCGCGGGCCACTGACACCACGGTGGTGCGCACGGCCTGAATGACGGCCCGCACCGGGGCGGGTATCAGGGGAAAGGCACTGATGCTATCGAGTACAGCACCGACGGTTTCACCAAAGTCGCTACGAGCCTGCTCCCGGACTACCGTCGTGCGAAAGGAAGACTGGAGTTGCGACACTACCGGGCTGGTGGCCTCACGTGGCAGGCACTTAATCATTCGTTCGGCCACCACCCGCAGCCCCCATTGTAGACGGACCGACACAGCACACACCGGATGTACGGGCTGGAACAGCTCATGCAGCAGACAGATTTTGCGGCTGATATTCTGCTTCTGCGCCGTGGACAATAGTCCCTCACCGCTGGTGGGTTCGGCCTTATCCGACTGGCTGATCACAAACAGTACTTTATGCCGGTATGCCTCCCCAATTACCTGATGATAAAAGTGCTCATCCACTGCCAGTGCGCGGTCATCGGCTTTAATGAGCCACAGCACCAGGTCGAGGCGAGGAAGCTGTTCGCGGTACAGCGCAGCATACTCGGTATCGCGAGCGCCACTTTCACCCACACCGGGCAGGTCCACCAGCGTCATAAACCGCTCACCAACCTGCAGCCGAAAGCGCAGTGGCTCACGGGTACAGGCAGCAACATCGCTGACTGGCGATACCTCACTGGCAAACAGGGCATTACACAGGCTGGATTTCCCGGCTCCGGATTTACCCATAATGCCGATCACTGGCTCGTAGCGGGTTAACTGATTTATCTGCTGCAATATACGTTCAGATACCCATTGTGGCAGACCATCAAGCGACTGCTGAAACGGCTTCAAACCTTCAGAATTGTTCATTACTACTCCTCTGAAAAATAATACAAAAACGGCAGAATCGTGAGATTCCACCGTTAATCTGGTATGTTCAAAGGGATGATATATATCTGAAAATTATTAACTTGATCTACTTTTTGTCTTTTTTACGTGATGAAACAGCCTGCAGCCAAGCATGCTTCATTTTCTGAATAAAGAAATATTTTTCTTCAACTCCAGTGTCCCAACTATCCATGCATGCAATGATCATCTGTATTCTCATTGCAGTGTTATATGGTTTTAAATAAAAGGGGATCATATTTTTATTTCTCAGATACTCCCAGCAATAGATAGCTTGCTTTTCATCTTTTTTATCTAGCCAGTCATAATCAGTAAGAAATGTATTATATTGCTCTAGCCATTTATCATGCAACTTACGAAAATAGGAAATTTTCTGACTTAAACTTACAGGAGCTAAATCAATAAACCTCATCAAAGTACAAATGCGTTCTTGTTCGGATGTTGTATTCGGGCTGTAGTTGTCGGGATCTGCGCCAGATGTTAAATAAAATCTACGCGAGTATTTTTCAGGTATATCTCTATTTTTTTCTTTATTGCTAGGGGAGATTCCCACCTGCATTTCGGCTTGTACTTCATCAAGTGAGAAATTTTTAATTTCATCAATGTTTATAAATTCAAAAAAGGATGCAGGAGTTGAGTTCGGGTTGTAAATATTATCTTGTGCAAAGATATTCACGCTCGAGGAGGTTTCAGGACTGATTCTGTTGTTATATATATACATTAAGGCAAACCACGATCCTCTATCAGAACCTTTGAAACAATCGAACTTCTCTTTGTCAATGATTTTGTAATGGAACTGTTTTTTCAAGTAAGTACGCGCACTTTGTATTGCTTCATTATTGAATAGGAATTTAGTGTTCAATATATGATTAATGAGTTTTTGAAATTCCTCAGGCGTGTCGAAATTACTCGCCTGCTTAATGTAATCTTCGTTGTAATACAGACTCAGAACGTAAAGGGAAAAGAACTCCTCTCTCACTTCGTCATACCTAAGCATGTACCCTCCAGTGTGATATCACATCTGTCCGATGCTTTCAAAAGTATAAATGAACCATGATGATTTGGCATCTGCAAGGTGACTGTTGACTGGTTTTTTGCTGATTTTTTAATGATAAAGTAGTGATTACTAACTGATTAGTAAGTGATTAATGGCTGGTTGCCTCCTGTGATTTTTCTGCCTCTGGTAAATTGGGGGAGAGTACTGATCAACTCACCACTCTGAATAATTTTCATGATTGCACTCTACAAAGTTTCGACATCCGTCAAATTGTAACGGTCAGAGAACAGCGTTACACGAGGTTTTCCGTATCTATGCATTCTTAGTTGGGTAGCTCAACTGCTCCTTCCAGATCTTTTTTTACGTCACACCCCATTCATGTGGAGGAGAAGGCGTGAACAATTAGTTATCGCCTGCTCCGGTGCTCTTCTCGCAATGGGACACTCAGCATGAAAACTAAACCTGCACTACTGGAAGATGAGTTCATCGATATGAAGTTTATCACACGGCTTACTGGCCTGAGTGATAAATGGTTCTATAAGTTGATACAGGAAGGGGTATTTCCGAAACCCATTAAGATGGGTAGAGCTTCTCGCTGGTTAAAAAGCGACCTGGAGGAGTGGTTGCAGGCTAAAATTAATGATTCCAGAAATTAAATATTTTGGACTGTGTTTATCAAATTCCATGCCCTTTTTGCTGCTTAATTTTAAATGACACTCTGATCATGCACCGTGATTGAAATAAGTTATAGCCACCCCTTAATCATTTTTTTCAGACGACATTAACTTCGGAGTAAATAATTTAACACAATGAAATATCAAACCGCATCTGGCCTGAATGTTGAGTATTAATACGTGACGGATTGTTAATATATATCAGTACATAAACCCCAATATTCCAGTAATACACACCTACGCAATACACACCAAGCAATTTAGTCAGCATCACCCAACTAACATCCAACACAAACTCAATAAGCCAGATTTGATACCACCTAATTACCTCAACCATCGCGGGTAAGGTTCCGTCCTGCCCGATATTCAGATCACAGGAATCTATTATGCTTAATGATATTTATCTTGACCAACGTCATGCCCCATTCAATACAACGTATTTGCAACGGATGCTGGGTGTAATTGATAACGCTATAGCACAACACCCAAGGACAATGGCTGTCCGTGTCGATCTACGTCTGCCTGATGACAACTGTAATAGGAATAGTGGTCTGATATCCCGTTTCATTGAATCGCTTAATGCAAAAATCGATGCTCGGTACCGAAATAAAATAAAGAATGGCATCAGGAGCTACCCATGCCAGTTGCGTTACGCCTGGGTTCGGGAAGTGGGAGAAATAAACGAGAAGTCCCATTACCACATGGTACTTTTCGTGAACAAAGACACATTCAATGGACTTGGGAGCTATGGAGAAGGGGGAACGGGATTAGCCAGCCTGATACGTGAAGCCTGGCTGAGCGCTTTGCAACTAGGCCCTTACCCCGAATACCGAACGTTGGTCCACATCCCGGACAACCCATTGTATTACCTGGACGTCAATAATTTAGACTACAAAACGGTTTACGATAAACTCACTTTCAGGCTGAGTTATTTTGCGAAAGAGCGCACCAAGTCATACAGCCGGAATGAACGCTCGTTTGGCTGCAGTCAGTCCTGAGGCGGCCTTGTTGATCAAATCCAAAGTTGGATGGTCGCTCCCCAACCCGCCGGGCGGGCTTAGTTGACAGCCTGCCGAATAGGCATACCAAGCCCTATGACCTTGTTCATGACTTTCACCCCGGCCAGGATCTCACCCACCTGGGCGTTGTAGCTCCGCAGACTCAGTTTCGGACCGATGAGCTGCTTGAAGCGATACATGGCGGTCTCAGCTATCGAGCGCTGATGATAGCCAGAGTCCTTTTTCCATTGCTCCAGTTCTCCTGCCTTGAGCGCGGCAACCGCCTCGTTGCGTGGATGGCCTGTCTTCCAGAATGCCGCATTTTTTCTCGGCGGTATGGTGGCCTTGGCGCCCTTCTTTTGCAGTAGGGCATAACAGGCTCTGGTGTCATAGGCACCATCGGCGCTGACTTGTTCTATCTTGCGGCGCAAGGGGTTGAGCAGCGTGGGCAACACCTCGTTATCGCCCACCGTTTCCAGGCTGACTTCGGCTGCAACGATGGCATGGGTCGCCGCATCTACGGCCAGGTGAAGCTTGCGCCAGACGCAGCGTTTCTCCTTGCCGTGCTTGCGAATTTTCCATTCGCCTTCGCCATAGACCTTGAGTCCGGTGGCATCAATGACCAGGTGAGCCACTGGGCCATGGCTCGGTAGGCGGTACTTGATTTCGACCGTCTTGGCGCGCTTGCTGATACAGCTGTAGTCCGGCGACTGTAAGGGCACCTTCATCAGCTTGAACAGCGAGTTGATGAAGCCTTCCAAGGCACGCAGCGGTAGCTTGAATACCGCCTTGAGCATCAGCGCGGTTTCAATGGCGGAGTCGCTGTAATGGAAGCCTCGCCCTCGGCGGCCATGATGGGTCTGGCAATGCCACTGCTGGATGGCTTGCTCATCCATCCAGACGGTCAACGAACCACGTTGCACCAAGGCTTGGTTGTACTGTTTCCAGTTGCTGATCTTGTGCTTGGACTTGCCCATCTGGCGCTCCCGGTGGTGAGCCTAAGAGATCAGATTACCAAACTGCGGGATAGTTCCCTGATTTGAGCAACAACGCCGCTTGATACAAAATAGGTCTCAGGCAGGCCCGTGATTTTCTCTATGATACCTTCCAGCTCTCTAAAAATATAATTCTGGACTTCCAGTTCATGCGCATACAAATCAGCTACCCTCCAGCGCAAAATCAGCATCACTTCATCATCCTTACATTTTGGATAACAAACTGCAAGCAACTGAAATTTAGGGAAGGTGCGAACAAGTTCCTGATATGAGATCATCATATTCATCCGGAGCGCATCCCAGAGGGACATCATGAGCCA